AATGACAATCGTCAACGAGAGGCAGTGGCCGGACGGATCACGAATCACGACGCTCGATAATGGCCAGAAAGTCGAGACGTGGTATCACCAGCTGCATGGCGCATGGGCGGTCGAGATTAAGGACAGCTCCGGATTTCAGCAAAGCTACGAGTGCTCGATAACTCTCGATGGGGCGCGACTTCTTCACGATGCCACGGTTGAAAGACTGATGCTGGCCGAGCGCTCGGCATTCGCGCAGTGAGCAAGGCTCCGCAGGTCTGGGCTGTTGGAATGGTAAAGGACGAAGCCGACATCATTTCCTTCACCCTACTCCATCTCATCGCCTCCGGCGTGGACGGCATCATCATTGCGGATAATGCCTCATCCGACAGCACGCGCTATCAGATTTCCACCATTCAGAAATCGGCGGGCATCCCAATCATTCTTATCGACGATCCGGAGCGGGGCTACTACCAGAGCCAGAAGATGACATCTCTCGTGGGCAGGGCAATCGAGTTATCCGGCGTCGAGCGCCCCTGGCTGGTGCCATTCGATGCCGACGAGTTATTAATCTGCAACACCGGCGAAACCTTCAGCGACTATCTCCGGTCCTTCGAAATGGAAGACGACGTTCGCGGTTTCGAAATTCCGATGGCCAACTACTTTCCTTGTCACATGGACAAGGAGAACGCGAATCCCTTCCTCCGCATCCAGCATCGGCACAAGCCGCCGAACGTGTTACCGAAAGTTATATTCCGCGCAAGCCCAGGGATGACCGTCCAGCAAGGCAATCACAGCGCGCTGAATGCGGATGGGAGCCTTCTTCAAACGAAGAAAACGACGGCGCTGCGCATCGCACACTTTCCCTACAGAAGCGCCGAGCATTTCATAAAAAAATCGATCAACGGCGGATTGGCTTACCGGGTGGCGAATCTTCCAGAACACGAGGGGGCGCACTGGCGAAGCTACTATGCGGCCTACGAACGCGGCGGTGAGCCCGCCTTGCGCGATTGGTTCGAGCGTTACTTCTATTTTCGCGAGGACAGAATGGGGGAGCTGGTGCTTGATCCAGTCCCCATTCTCGGAAGCTAAGACTTGCCTGCCGCGTCTTACCTACCCGCGACGCTTCCCGCCCCGACTTTCCATACCGCACCTTGCCTGCCCTACAGAAACTTTCCACTCCTGGGCCATCCAGTCCAATCCGTACCTCGCCTGTCCTGCCACCCCAGGCCTCACCAGCCTACCCCGGCCGCACCTGAACATTCCTGACCTGACCTGCCGCGCCTTAACAATCCACACCAGAACACTCCCGTCCCGACATTGACCCGACTCGCCTAACCTGCAGAGCCATTCCCATCCTTAGCTCTCCCAGCCGCCACAGGCCATTTCGTGCACGACCCCACCTGCCCATCCACGCCAAAGAGTCTCTATGCCGCTGCTTTGCCCCTGACTTTGCGCATCGCCGCAAAGACGCCGGCCAATTCCTTGAGCGCCGAATAACGATCCCTGAATGTCTGCATATCGTCCAGCGCATCCTGAAGCAATCGTTCGCGGCTTCCCTGCCTCGACATGACAGCTTCAATCGTCCGGTAGCCACCCTCTTCTTTGCGGTCCGAACTGAGGCTTACGAATACTCTGGAAAGAACGCCGTCCTTATTGCCGCCGACATATTCGACGGTAACCGAGATAAGCTGACGGGCCTGCCAGAGCCGGTAACGCTCCGCAGCCGCGGAATCGTCCCACTCGAACTTTCCATGCAGCGGCGAAGATTTCGAGCGAGCCTCTTCGACAACGTCCGATGGATTCAATAGGCCATCGTGCTTTTTCGCGATGCGCCGAAGCTCCGAAATGATTTTCTGATTTGTCACGCTGTCGCCTTTCTTGGTTCGGTTTTGGAAATCTCAAACAAGCCCCATCCCATTCCTGCAGAATTCGGAGAATCGGGGCGCCCCTCACACAGGCCGACCTGCATTCCAACTCGCGAGAGAAGATTGGTAACGTCTTGTAGTGTGAACTGATCCTCGTCCCAGCGCAGCCGGATCTTAGCCTTCCATTCATGGAACGCCGCCCGAACTGTGACGTAAGGCTGTCCGGTTTCGACCCTGGCCATATCTTCCTGCTTGACGCATTTTCCGATGATTCGAACGAGTGGAATCTGGGGCTCTTCCGCATCGCGCCCATCGGCCTCGACGAATAGCGAGAGTTTAGCGAGCGTCATTTTGAAGCCGACAAGGCGGCACGCTGAAATGAGAGCGTTGCGCACGGCTCCGGCGTGAAACCCGTCCCAGCCTTCCTTGCTGATATAGCGCGCTTCTTTGTAAAGATCATCGGTCTGTTTGGCCTCACGGTTTTTGCGGCTCCCGGCGGCCTTGCCGGTCTCCATCTTTTGTTTCATCTGCTCTTTTGTCTTCGCTGAAAACCGATGGATGACGAGCGGGGCGGTGCCCTCAATCAGGAATTCAGCCCTTCCGAATCTCGGCGCTGGAATTGCCACCGACTTTGTTTCCGAGGTCTTCGTAGTTGCCATTGCATTCTCCTTGGTGTGTTTTTCTGTCGTTTGACAGATGCACGAATCGTGCAATACTGCACGCGATGCAGTCAAGAGAATATTGCACAAAACATGCAACTGAAATTACGGCCTCTCAGATCAGGGCGGCGCGTGCACTTCTGAATTGGTCGCGCGATAGACTGGCGGAAGAGTGCGGGGTATCACTGCGAACTCTCGTCATGATTGAAGCCGCAGGGGCAAACCAGCGATCCGGCACAATGGAGCGGATCTGTGCGGCGCTCACAAAAGCTGGAGTGATTTTTATTGAGAAGAATGGCGGCGGTCCTGGCGTACGATTGAGAAAATGATCACCGCCAGACTGGACAAGAATCGCCATGCGATCGAGATCGAATATAACGGCCACCGCATTGAAGTGGATTCCGCATCGATCGAGTACGATGGCAAGAGAAGGGCGCTCCACCTGAAAGTGTTCGACTTCAGGCTTCTGGCCGACAGTCAGTGTCCGGAACGTCATCGATTCGAGTTGGTATTGCGGGCGGCGGGTAATTCTGAGAAGATAGCCGCGTTGAAGCCAGCGTGTTCTTTGATTGCGCTGAATCCCGACGGGTGCACCGGCTGTCCGGATCGCCCACTGTAACTAACATTTTTCAACCCGGCATTGTCGCGTATCTCCAGCTGAGCCGGGACGGAGATCAAGACAATGCAAGGTAAGAATGTCCTCGTCCTCCTCAATTCCACCGACCTCAGTCAGTCACCGATTCCCCAATACGATCTTTCCGGCGAGCGTCTCTGTGTCGCCCTGACGATCAAACGCGCCGGCCAAAAACTGGAATTCTTCTGTCACCTGAAGCCCGCCACTGCCGAGCGCACCATGGCCATCTTGCGCGAACGCAACGGGTATTCCGTCGCTTCTCCGGACAAAGACGGCGGCACCGATCACGAGCCTGGCTCGATCGACGCGATCGCTCGCTTCTTCGATGATCACCGGATTGCCGTGGCCTATCAGGGAACCGAACTCTCGCCCGAACAATTCGACCGGCTGGACCGCATCAACAATCTAAGGCTGCATACCGTGCTTCAGGGTCTACTGACGGTCGGAACGCCGAAGGCGGCAGAACGCGCGGCGCCGACACTCGATGAGTTGCTGGAGGATCTGCCCAGCGTCGAGCAGCGCATGTTGCTGGCCGACGATAACAACGTCGAGCAGGAATTATGCCTCGTGCATCACTTCGAATTGCCGACCGCGCAACAGGCCACCACGTATCAGCGTTCGCAGAAGTTCCGCACGCTCGACGGTGGCGCGCGCAAGGTGGTGGTCAATTACAAAGAACTGGGAAAGCTCTACGACGCCATGATTCACCATGTGGATGGTGTTATCGGCGATCGCGCCGACGTCGTTCGCACACTTCCCTTTCAATGGAAGATCAACGCGATTGAACAGTTGTTTCAGGAGGCGCAGAGAAAAAACGTGTAGCTCTCGAAGAATTCCGCACTGCGGTTGCCGCGCACCTGCGGGGATCTTCGGGAACATGCCAATGGGAGCCACAATGGAGAGACATCTTTCCGAAACTGCCGAAGCCCGATGCCAGCGACAGCGACAAGCAGGCGGCCGCGGAATGGCTCTTCAATCTGAAACCAAAGCTGGAATGCGGCAAACTCAGCATGTCGCCGCACGCCTGTTACGGATGCCCGGATAACCCCCGGGGCAAGGAGAAGACGGAAGAAAAACAGGACGACGAAAAGTTAATCGAACTATACTGGCCGGACATCGACCTCGCTCAGCGTTTCTATCACGCCGCTCGACTTGGACTTCTCACGATTTCGGATTTACGGGAAACCGAATTTCAACATCTCAGCGCATTTGCCTGGGAGTGGGAACGGCAGTCGAGGGGCGCATAATTGCCAACCATCCAATTCATCACCAAGATCAACGAAGAAGGCGTCATCTCGACATTCGAGAAGATTGCGCAGGGCATTGAGCGCACTTCTGACGCTGCGGAGGACTTAGGCGAAAAGTCTGGCGACGCGGCAAAGGAGATGGAAGTCAGTTGGACACAGGTCGGCTCGACATTCGCTTTGTCCGGGGCCGCCATTGCCGGGGCTGGCGTGACGATCATTGGGACGCTCCTTGAAATGGCGGACTCGACATCAAAGGCCGGGTCTCAGATTTACACGCTTTACCAGAGCACCGGTCTTTCCGCGACTGCGCTTTCCGAGTGGGGCTACGTTGCCAGCCAGCAAGGCACTTCCCTTGATGCCATGACCTCCGGGCTGCGGATTCTCGCGACGCACATGGAAGACGCCCAGACGAAGGGAGGCGCGGCCGCTGATACGTTCCTGAAACTCGGCATCAGCGCCACCTCTGCTAACGGCCAGCTGCGCCCCACGCAGGATGTTCTTCTGGACGTCGCCGATAAGTTTTCTCACATGGCGGACGGTGCGGAAAAATCCGCACTTGCCGTCGAACTCTTTGGCCGCGGCGGGTTGGCCATGATTCCCGTATTGAATCTCGGGCGTGACGGCATTTCCGAACTCGCGGATCAGGCGCACCGGCTGGGAATTGTTTTCGACAAGGAAGCCGCAGACAAGGCCAATCAGTTCGAAGACACGCTCGACAATTTACATCTCAGTTTTACGGGCCTGTCGCATGCGATTGGCGAAGAGGCTTATCCGATTCTGGAGAAATGGATCACTTCGGCGACCGACGCCATTGTCCAGGTAAAAGACTGGGCGAAGGAAAACCCGGACGTCGTGACCTCCCTTCTGGATATATCGCGAGCGGCGGTCGAAGTAGGCGCGGTTCTGCTAGGGACTGGCGGTTTGATTGTTGGAATTGCGAATCTGAAAACCGCATGGGTGGCCCTCAATCTCGTAATGGATGCGAACCCGATCAGTCTCTCCATTCTCGCGTTCGTTGGCCTGACCACTGCGGCCCTCCATTACAAGGATGTTTTGGCTGCTGGTGTTCTGGGTGTCACGGCGGATTTGATTTTCTATCTTGGCGCCCTGGGACAAGGCGCGGGCACGCTGGCAACGGCTCTCGGTCAGACCGGGCTCGGAAAGACGTTGACCGATGCCGGAAATTCCATCTTAAAGACCTCCGCAAACCTGTGGGATATGCGCAATGCCCTACTGACGAATTCCGATGGCATTGGCGACAACACCGCAAAAATTCAGGATTTCATAAAGGCCCATGGCATCGTTCCGCCGGTAATCGATAAAGTTACTCTCGCATTGAAGCAGGCGGAAGAGGAGGCGAAAAGGCATGCCGACGCGGTCGCCAGTCTTACCGCGTCGGTCATTCCCACCACGGCCGCGGAAAAAGACCTGGCCGGCGCGATTCTTTTGCTTCAAGGCCGCGGACTAACGCTGAATCAGCTGCTGCCGGAAATGGGCAAGCAGGCCTCCGACATGGCGAGCAAATTTCATGCGGCCGGAATCACGGTCAATGCCAGCGTTCAGGCACTGGCGAGTTCGTTCGATTTTAAGACCTTCCTCGATAACAACACCAAGCAGATCAACGATTGGTCCCACATGATCAGCGAGATCAATACCGGTCTCGCGAAAACCAGCGCCGCCTCGCTGGAGAAATTCTTCGACGACGAAACCAAATTGATTACCAGCGGAATGCAGGCTGTTGCCGATGCCTCAAAAAACCTGTCGGCGTCCAATGCTGCCTTTCTGGTAGGTGAGGACAAACTCATCGCGGGCTTCCAGGCCTCGCTCGATCAGGTCACCACGGCGCAGTATGAATCGGACGAGAAGAAGCGTACGGCGGCCCTCGACGCGGCGCAAAAACAGTATGAGGCGCACGTCGCATCGGTCAATACCAGCATCGAAGGCATCAGCGCCACGCTGCACGGCGAGGCCCTGACGTGGGGCAACATCACAGACACCTTCTTCGATCACTTTCATCAGGGCGCCCTCACGATGGGCAATGTCGCGAAAGATGCCGGAGAGAAAATCGCGGGCTGGTTCATCGGGCCGATCCAAAACGAGTTCGAGACGTTTTTCAATAAGACCCTGAATTCCATCATTGATGCGGCGCTGGGACCGCTGCGGGAGAAATTGACATCATTGACCGCCGGATTCCTCGACGCTTTGGGTGGAGATGGGGGTTACAGCGCGGCCCTGGCGAAGGCCGGATTCAGCGCCGATAACGTCGTTGGTGCTGGGAGCGCCGCCGCGGCTACCGCCGGAACTGCTGGCGGCGGAACTCTTGCTTCCATCGGCGCCTTTGCCACCAATCCGATCACGCTGGCCGTTGCCGGTTCGGTTCTGGGTATCACCGGCCTGATCAAATCCATGGCGCATTTTGAAGCCAACGATCTGGTTAAAAACTTCCAGAATCCGTTCGATCAGCAATTCGCCGGAATCATCAATGCCGTGACCACCGGCGTCGATGCCGGAACCATTCAGCCCTACGAGGCCACCAATGCGCAGCAGGCCATGTATCAGGCGTGGAGCGATGTCACCGGCGCGGTTATCCGCTGGGAGGGCAACAGCAGCGACCGCAAGCAGGTCGGCGATCAGTTCTTCGCTACAGAAAGTCCGTTTGTCAACAACTGGCTCAACTGGATTGACAGCATCGTGCGCACGGTCGCGCCGGATACCTCCAACACAAACCTCGTCAACACCTACTCGCCGGGTTACGGCACGGTCAGCTATGGTACCGAAGTCGGCACGCCGCTGACCCAATACGCGATGGGGACGCCGTGGGTGCCTTGGGATGGCGCGTATTTCCTGCACCAGGGGGAGCGGGTCACCACGGCGGCGCAGAACCGGGGATCGTCGAGAGATAGCGGCCGAAGCAATATCACCGTTGGCGACATTCACGTTTACGGAACGGCAACCGACTCACCGGCAGATACCGGCCGAAAGATCAGAGAAGAAATCATCCGCGGACTGCAAACCGATGGCAGGCTCAAGGAAGCCGTGAACCGCGCCGGGAGCGCCGCGCGCGTATGAGCTTCTTCACCTTCCTGCGATCCACCGACGATTTGTTTCAGCCGCTGAGCAATGCCACCAATTGGGGCGTGAACTACAGCGCGGCGCCGGGCAGTTCGCAGCTCAACCTGCAGACCACCGACATCTCGCAGCGGTATACCACGACGAACGTTACCGGCGGCTACAACAACCTCATTACCGTCGATCTGGGCGCGCCGACACCGTGGAACCAGATCATGCTCGTCAATCACGATTTCGATCCGAGCGTCGTCATCACCATTAAAAGCGGCACCACGTCCGGCGTGATCGACCACACCGACACGATGACGTACCGGGAGATCGATGCGTACTTCCGGACGGCCTCCACGCGCACCGATCGCTACCTGACCATCGGCATCGTCGACGCAATTACTGCCTCGCACGCCTATTCCATCGGGCGTCTGATGATTGGCCTGGCCGTCACGCTGGATAACAACTTCAGTTACGACTGGCGCCGCCGCCACGTGCAGGAGAACAACTCGAAGCGCAGCGAACTGGGCGCGCGCAGCGTCAACAAGATCCGGAAATATTTCGAGTTCGTGTTCACCTTCGAGGAAATGACCGACGCGCAGGCGCAGACCTTAACCGATTTCACAGACTCGCTCAATGGTGATGCGATCTACCTGTTCCTGATTCCGGATCCGGCCGTGTACAAGGGCTATGTGGTGACCTTGAGTTCCTCGACGGTCGAAGAGGTCGTTAACCGCCGGATCACCGTTGCCGATCTTGTCCTCACCGAAGAGTCCCGCGGCGTGAGGATGGCGGCATGAGCATCGAGAATTTCAGCAGCTACATTGAAACCGACGCCGGGAGTGCCCTCACCGTTGCCGCCTCCCGCGTCACCGCGGCGGCCTTCGAAACCCGCAATGATAATGGCAGCGTTCAGGTGGATCTGGGCGCCGGACATTTGGCCGGAGACTTCCGGCACCTGATCACTATTTATCTGCACAGCGCCAGCGGCGTGGCGACGCTCGCCTACTGGCTGGCCTCGAATGCCGCGGGTGACTTCCGGGCCGCCGACGTCGATGGCGCCTACCACGCGCTCTATGCATATTCGAGCGCGCGCACGCTGGCGCTGGAAACCACCGGCGGCACCAACGACACGATGAGCATGTCGCTCGATACGCCGTACTACTGCGTGCTGGAGCGTTCGGGCAATACCCTCAGCTGCAAGGTCTATACCGATGCGGCGCGCACGGTGCTGATCAAAACGCTCTCGATCACGGTGACCGCCACATCATTCCGGTATATCGCAGTGATGGCCGGCTACAACGACAGCGTGGGGACCGGCAATGATGCCTCCGGATATTCCGAGAATCTGGATCTTCTGGAAGCGGCCGCCCCGGCCAGCGTGGATCCGAACGTCCGGCAATTCATTCCGCTGGTGGAGATGGAGTTCGACGACGCGACGCGCCTGTTTGCCATGGATGGCTCGGAGACCCCGGCGAAGTTCTACGAAAAGCGGGTTCTCTCGATTGGCTCGATCGTCCGGCAGATTCCCAGATTGTGCGGCCTGTTCAGTGTGGGCAGCGTCATCATCACATTCCAAAACAGCGATCAGTCTTTCTCGCGCCTGCGGGCGGATCAGGCATGGCGCGGGCGCACGGTGCGCACACTACAGGGCGATCCCAACGACGGCGCCAGTTCGTTTTCGGAGACATTCACCGGCGTTATCAGCGACTGGATTGCCGCCAATGATGAATTTCAGGTCGAGGTTTCCGATGATTCGCTCGATCGGTTCAAGGCGCCCGCTACCAAATACCTTAAACGTCTGGTGTCCGGCGGCTATCCCAACGCGACGCCCAATTACATGCAGGGGTATCTCATCCCCTGGGTCGGTGGCCGCGTTCAGCCCTCGAGCTCGGGCGACAACGCCGGGCAGCTTCCCGCTTTCTGCATTGATCCGGTGAACTTTATCTATGTGGCGGCGCATGAAGCGGTCACGGTGTCCAGTGTCTACGTCTACGGCAAACTGAAAACCATCACGACCGATTACACGCTCGACACGTTTACAGCGACCGGTGGCGAGGTTTTTACCATCATCACATTCGCGGCGGATCCGCGGGACTTTACGGTACACACGACCGATGAAACCGAGGTCACCTGGTCCGGGGATGGCGTGCTGGCGGGCGGCATGGCTTACGAGAGCCGGCCGATTTACCTGTTTGAATATTTCCTCAAAACCCGGGCAGGCTTTGCCGCCGATGGTTCGGAATTCGACGCGGTGTCCTGGGACCGGGTCAAAACCGAGTTCGATGATCGCGGTTATAGCGGCACGCTGATTGTCACGAAGGCCGATTTTGCCTTGAGCGATATCATCGGGCGATTCCTCAAGAGCTGGGGCCTGCGGATGTTCCGAAAACGGAATGGCCTGTGGGCGCTCGATTTCATCGGCCTGACGAAAACCCCGGCGCTGACGGTGTCTGAAGGCCGCGGCATCATCAAGGGCACGTTTAAGCAGCGCGGCTATAGTTCCGCCGACTTCGCCTCCCGACTCCAGGTCAATTACGACTACAACTATGCGAGTCCGGGCAATGAATATTTTGGGCACACCCCGGACATTGTCAGCGAAGCGGAAAAGGTCAATCTCAAAAACGATATCCCGGACAATCTGAGTCTGTGGTTTGCGCGATCGCTCGACGGGGATCCGAGTGTTCCCTACAGCCTTGGAGCGCTTTACCTGTCACTGCGGCGCGAAAACGGCAACCAGGCCGAACTGGAAACCGATATCGAGAATTTCGACAGTATTGATCTGGGCGACATTTGCGCGGTTACGCACATCGAGGGGATTGGCGATTCCGGCTTTGTGTCAACGCGCATCGTGATTCTGGAAACGCGGCTGACTCCTTCGCCGAAAACCGCGCAATTGATTCTCTCTGGCTATGTGGAACCGGTTCTACCGGACACCTCGCCGGGCCTCTCGGCAACGTTTTCTATCGGCGGTGGTTTGACCGTCGAAGACATCGAGGCGGCATGAGAGTGCGATTCCAGCCGCTTCATCCAGAAATCTTGACGGCGATTCACGCCCGGCCCACCGAGACCGTCCTGCGCGAAGAACTACAGAAGGCCTATATCGCCATTGGTGAGTTGCGCGTCGATAACCATCACCTGCGATTGCATGACAAGTACCTGATGAACCGCGATTGCGATATCCGCAGGATTCTGGCTCAGGCAGAGGCGCGCGCGAAAGCGGATGCCGCAAAGGCAAAAGCCGACGCGGCAGAAATCCAGCGGCTGAAGATTCTGGCGGGTGAAGCCTGATGCCAGTCACGGAATTCTTCCTCGACGTTGGCGCGGCTGGCGGTGGCGATGGGTCGATAGGTGCGCCATTCAATGATCTGAAGACTGCCGTTCTGGACCGCGGGCCCGGCGAGACGCTTTGGATTCGCGAGGGAACTCTCGCTGGAACGCATCCCAATGCTGGATACATCTTTGGCATGGGTCCGAGTTTCGATGCCTGGGATTACCCCTCCGGCACCGACTGGTCCGCGCCGGTCAAGATCTCCGCATATCCCGGCGAAACCGTCGTCGCCACTTCCACCGATCCGATCGGTTGCGCGATGTTCAATGGCGATTACGTCATCGTTCAGGACATCAAATTTGATTCCACCGGCTCGAACGGCTTCCTTGACCCGGGCGACCCGACGTACAACATTCCGGCCGGGCGCGGTACCGCTCAGCTAAATTGCGCCATTCAAGCCAGCGGCGCCGGGATGAATCACTTCCGATTCGTTAACGTGGAGTGGACGGGCGCGTTCAACCAGGGGGCCTTGCTGGGCGGCGACTACATCGAGCTGATCAACTGCCATGGCCACCACAACGGCAACGACACGAATCAGAACCATAACCTGTACTGGAACGTCGGATCGTACCTGCTGATCGATGGCGGCGAGTACGACCACGCCCCGCACGGCTACGGAATCCAATTCAATGATCAGGGGCATGGCGGCGTCATTAACGATTGCATCCTGCGGTACGTGCGAATCCACGACAACGACCTCGTGGAAAACGGTGGCGCGGGTGGCCTTGTTCTGCAGTCGGGCGACCGGAATCTCGTCTATTGCTGCCTCATCTACAACAATTCCGGGCCTGGGGTGCAGCTCAGTAATTCTGAGACTCTGGCGCAACTTCTCAATTGCGTTCTGTACGGCAACCAGCTCGACGCGATTCTCATTTTCGGATCCGCCGAAATCGATTGCGCTGCCAAAAACTGTATTGCGGTGGGCAACGGGGCGGGCATCACAGACAACGGTGTCGGCACCACGCTATCCCACAACTGGGTCGATTCGGACGGTGACCCGCTGTTTGTCGATCCGTCCGCCGAGGATTTCCATCTCCAGTCCGGGAGCCCCTGCATTGGCGCTGGCGTCGATGTTGGGGTTGCGCTCGATGCCGATGGTTTGCTGTTTTCAAGCCCTCCGTCTCGTGGTGCGTTCGAGTTCGATGGCTCCGCGCCGCCTCCTTCCGGGGATCCGCCGATCGAGGATTTTGCCTACACCACGAGCGCTCCGCTGGCCGGCAACAGCGGCGGGACCAACTGGGTGGGCGACTGGGAAGACCAGGGCGACCAGCCGGTAACGGTGGTCACCGCACCGGCCGGCGGCGATGCCGGCAACGCGGCGAAGTGCACACCGACCACATTCTCCGGAGCGCGCCGATTCTGCGCGCCATTCGATACGGGCACCGTGATTGTCATTCTGCAGGCCGATTACAACACCCCGACCAGCAGCATGGCGTTTCTGCTGCAGTCGGGCGGTTCGCTCGATGCCAGCGACCGCGCGGCCGTGCGCCTCGGACCGGGCGGCAAGATCCAGGCGTTCGACTACGGCGCCTCCAGCTTCATCGATCTGGGCGATTACGTTCCGGATATGCCATACGACACTCGCCTGCAACTGGATGCCGCCGGCCATGCTGGCCAGTACCGGGTCTCCATTGATGCCGGCGTCACGTTCTCCTCCTGGATGGACATGCTGGCCGGGACCACGAGCATCAACGCGATCAGCATTTCGGACGGCGACACCGGCGGCTCGTTCTATGTGGGCGCGATCGGGATCCCGCTCTCGGGTTCACCGCCTCCACCACCACCGCCTCCGGATTCGTTTGCGCAATCGCTACTGGACAAGGTGCTCAAGGACATCGATTTTCTGGTGTCGCCGATTTACATTTCGCTGCATACGGGGCGTACCGGACTCACTGGCGCAAACGAGGTCACCGGCGGCAGCTACGGGCGGTTTGCGGCAAACGCTTCCTTTTGGGGTACGGCAGCCAATCGTCAAATTGCAAACCGGACGCTGATCCAGTTCACGGCGACACCGCTGACCACCATCACGGATGTGGGGTTCTGGGATTCCTCCAGCGGTGGAACGTTCCTGATGGGCGTCACCCTGAATTACCCGGTGACCCTGAAGGCCGGGAAAGCGCCGTTTTTCGACGTGGGCTCGCTCGTCGTCAAGCTCTCGGCAAACTTCAGCGTGTACCTGGCCAACAAATTACTCGAATACATTTTCAAGGCTACCGGCTTTACCAGCGCGCCCTGTTATTGGGCATTGCACACAGGAGCGAAGGACGACACCGGCGGCAATGAAGTCGCTGGCGGTTCCTACGCGCGCCAGATTGCCACCATTGCGGATTGGGCGGACACAGGGACGCTGCTGCTGGGCAACACACTCTTCTCCCTCGACTATCAAGCACTGGTGGAATTCGATTCCATGCCCGCGGTCACCGTGACGCAGCTGGCGCTCTGGGACGGCTCCAGCGGCGGGCATTTCCTGCTGTGGGGGCCGGACGTCAACAAAATCTTTACCGCTGGGCAGGATGCCACGATTGACGGGACGGTGGCCGGACGACTGGCTGCCACAGTGACGCAAACGCCTTAACGATTGGAGGTCTCATGCGCAACATTTTTCAGCCGGGGTATGGCTACCTCATTATGTCGATTCTGACCATCTGGCTTTTGTCCGGCGGGACTCTGGCGGTATGGCTCCCGCTGCTACCGCTTAGCGCCCGAACCAAGGACATCATCCGCTATGTCGCAATTGTCCTCGTGGTCCTGCTGACCGTCGCCATGCTGCAGCGATTCAATAGTCCACTGACCATCCACCGGGGCGGTGATTGAAATGAAAATGCGCGGGCCCGTACTGGCCGCCTGTCTCATCGTCATGCTGTATTGCCTCGGACGGGATATCGCCGTCTTTGCGCAGAACGACTACCACTACGTGCCCTCAACCGAAGTGCTGGCTGATCGCATTGACACGCACATCGCCAATTCCGAGCGCGAGATTCGAGACCTACAGGACTACCGATTCAGTTCGAACCAGCGCATCACGTCGCTGGAGAATCTCGCTGAAAGCGATACATGGCTGCTGCGCATGATTGGCGCGGGGATTTTTAGCTCGCTGGGATTGCAGTTTGCGGGATGGTTCAAGAAGCAGAAGCGCGGCAGGGGTGAGGATAGGTACGAATAAATGACATGGACTTACGTGCAACGCACCGGCTCCCTGCTCCACAACGGATTTCTTGTCGGCTCCGGTTACGCTGGCCGCTACACCGGAAAGAACAATCCGGACATGCAGTCGGTTCACGAGACTGGCCCGTTGCCGTGCGGCTGGTACACCATCGGTCCGGCTTATGAACATCCAACGCTCGGGCCTGTGACGATGAATCTCACGCCAGACGCCTCCAATGAAATGTTTGGACGCTCGGAATTCCGCATGCACGGCGACTCTGCGCAGCACATGGGAATGGCCTCGAAGGGCTGCATCGTTCAAAGCCGTGTTGTACGCGAACACGTGGACTCGCTGGCAAAGGCGGGCGACAACCGCCTGCAGGTCGTTGCCGAAACACCGGGAGAAAGGCTCACATGAAGGATTTCATTCAAACCAATTTCGCCGAACTACTTTTGCTCGTCATCCTGCTGGCGCTGATGATCTGCCTGCTGTTCTTCATCCACTGGCACGACAACACGGCCTCGACGTGGGCCATGAACACGATTGGCGCGGTCATCGTCGCCATGACCACACTCATCAATTCCCTGAAGCGGCCGTTGCCGAATGGCTCGGTCACGGAAACCGTCTCCACGACACCACCACCGGAGAAAAAACCATGAAACTGTTTATCATGTCAGTCTGCCTCGCTCTGTCCCTCACCGCCTGCCATGGGTACGTGATTCATCCCGGCGCGGCGAATCAGTTTGAGTCCACCACCTACGATGCCATCAGCGGGGCTAAGACGCTCATTGATGTGAGTCGCGACCAGTTTGCCTCGGGCGTGCTACCGGCCACACTCAAACCGGCAATGAACGCGATTGTCACGTCCTACAACATCGCGGCGCCAGCACTGCAGGAATACGACAAGGCGATTCATGCGGGATTGCCCGCGGACCAGCAACTCGCCAAACTAAACGCCGCTGTGGCCGCGCTCAACAAAGCGATTGCCGCATTCAAAGGAGTCAGGCCGTGAGTGAGGGGGATGTCCCACGCCGCAATCAGGTCTACTCGATGACTCCAGCAGAACTGGCAATTCGCGAGGCGATTCGCGTTGTTGAAGAAGCCGGATGCGATGTGCTGTTGACGGATGCCATCAATCTGCTTTCTCAGGCGCAAGACAAGGTTGCGGACTTCATTGATAAAGGAGAGAAATCATGAACATGGAAGCTATTCTACTGATACTGGAATTGGTTACCGGGCTGGCGCGGACGGCCGCCACCGGAACCGGAGCGGAAAAAGACGTGGCGATGATTCAAGGATTGGAAGCGATTGCGCGAGCGGTTGCGGAGGGGTACCAGAGCCAGACCGGGCAGCCTATGGACCTCGCGAAACTCTTGCCGGAGGAGCCGATTAGTTAGTTCGATTCGGCCGGCGGCTTACGTCGCCCGTGTTCCGCCACGCACTTAATAGCCAGTTCGGCTTCCCGCGGAATCGGCAACTCCCCAGCCTCGCGCCGCTGGATGGTATTTTTCGCCACGCCCACCCGTTCGCCCATCTCCCGCTGTGAGAGGGCAAGTGATTTGCGGAGGGCCTTATATTGCTGGCGGGTCATCGAATTTACGCGGCCTCCACGGCAGCGTTAAACGCAGCACGATAAATCCGTTCCAACTCGCCGGTGTCCCCGCCGAGCGACCGCAGATACTGATAGTCGCCATCGGCAATGTCATCCGAGGGCCTGTACGGACTCACGCCGTCCTGATTGTTGTAGGTGTCGGCGATCAGCTGGGCCGCATATTCCCGGCCGCACGCACCGGCGAGGACGCTCCTCAGGTCGGATTCAAATTCTGCGCGTCCCGGCTGACCGGAGAGCGGCTGGTCGGCCGACAGCGCATATCGCGGCCGTGGCATTGCGATTCGCTGACCGTTTTTGTAGACGGCCGTCTCGGACGGTTTTTGCGACACCGTCACCGCGCCCTCCATCCCCATCGTGATATTGCCGTTACTGTAGAGCGTCGTCGTATTCTTCATTGCGTTCTCCCCTGTGATTGCCATCGTGGAATTAGACATTTGCCGCCCACGCCGTAGGCATGTGCTCACCGCAAAATCTGCGCAGCGCCTCAAATTGATCCATCGGTAGCTGTCCACGGCTCAGGCCGGAAATCCCGAACATGTCTGCTGCAAACCTGGCCGCCGTCTCTACGCCAAAAACTGTCTCCTGCCATACGTCGGCAGGGCCGAACGCCTGGCCGTCCTTTACGGCAACCAACTGCTGGTAACTGGAGGCCGCATGCTCAGTAGTCAACGTCATCGATCCGTGACGCTCCGTTGTGATTGTGATTGTCATTGCTTTGCGCTCCTCAATTGCGATCATGAGAGGAGTTTAAATCGGAAACGCTGCGGTGTCAATATAAAAAGCAACGTGACGTGGATTTATTTTGAGGCCCGTAGTTGTTGCCCCAGCCACACAAACAACCTTACCGCATCGAGCTTGACCTTGCCCCGCTTGCGCAACTGGTAGCGCATGGCCTGATATTTGGAATGCGCACTGCAGCAGAGCCCGCACCTGCAGTAGTGGTTGATGTAGCCGGTGAGTGTGCCGTGGGTCATGCGGGAAACTCATTCCATTCGCGGCCTTCCAACAATCGCCCCGCCTTTTTCTTTTGCACTCCGCCCCACTGCTTGAAGAAAAACGGCACCTTCGCGTCAACGCACTGATCGCGAACGGAGGTTGCCCATTCGGGATTTATGGAACGGGCTCCAGGCCCGGATTCACCGCCGACAATTATTTGATTCAGTCGTGGAATGGAATAGCATTCTCTTCCACATACCGCACATGGCCGATTCAGATTTCTCGCTTCGCATGTTGGGCAGAAGTAAGGCAGAAGCCATGCTCTAAAATCCACCGGCCCCAGCGCAGGCTCATAGCTCACGAACCTGACGGCCGCCGGAGTCTGCAGCAGCAGCGGGATGCGCTTGTCGGCCCATTCCTGATTTTCCGCGCTCACTCCCAACCATAGGTTCGGCAATGGCCAGCCAGCCCATTTTATTGATTGAAAGATTCGAAGGGCACGTTCAGGCCTCTTCGTTAGGATTTGATAGGTATGTTGCGGTGTCGCCTGAATTGTTCCGAGTACTCGATAGATTGCAATTTCGGGAACATCGTCCTGAAACAGGTCGCTCATCGAATTGACGAAAATCTTTCGCGGCTTTTTCCATTTGCGCGGTTCATCGTATTTCTCCGGCACCAAACGCAGGTCAAAGCCTTGCTCGTAGGGATGTCCGGGAACGCCACGCCAACGCTCGGCGAAGGTTTCGGCGTAACAGTTTTTGCATCCCGGACTGACCTTGACGCAGCCGCGAATGCAATTCCAAACGACGTCGGTCCACTCTATTGAACTGATGCCCACGTTTCCCCCTTCCAAATTCCTCGGATCGTTGATGGCGACACATTGAATAGCGCTGCGACTTCCTTGCAATGCTTTATCCCCAACTGCCTGCGAATTTCGATGACGTCGCTTTCCGCCAATCGCGCTGCTGGATTGCTCTCTCCTGGAAGTGATGGGCGAGCCGCTTTTGATCCTCGACCTTTACGCTCTCTGTCTTCTGCATTGGCTTTGGTGGTACCAGAAAAAAGATGGCCCGGGTTGCAGCACGGCGGGTTATCGCATTTGTGGAGTGATAGAAATCCTTCCGGCAAAGGACCAATGGTTAGTTCCAGCGCGCAACGATGGGCCTTCACTTTTCGTTTTCCGGCCCGAAATTGGCCATATCCTTTTTCAAAACGGGCAGCCTTCCACGGCCAGCATTCGTCAGGACCGCGCTGGTCTACATAAGACCAGAACCGTTCAATTAGAATTTCCGTCCATTCAATTTTCGATTCGTCGCTCATTACCAAAGATCCTCGGTATAACGCATTCCCTGAAACCCGCGCCGCAGGAGTGGCTCGGGCGGCCGGCTAACGGGAGTCGTGCAGACCGCCCAGTATTTCGGCTTGCGGATGGTTTCGTCCCAGCACTTCCGGGAGTCGCCGGGTTCGTAACCTGCAATGTTCAGCCGCGCATCAATCCGGCCATCAATGAGAAGGTACAGATGCAGCACGTCGAAGCGTGGGATGGCCTGCAGCGCGATATAAATAGCCTCCAGCTTTCCAGCCTCCAGCAGCTTCATCGACTGCCGGTACCGTTTGGCACCGATGGATTCTTCGCGCGAATTCACGGATGCGGCAAAGGCCGCCCGCTGGCCGTAGAGGCTCGGTAACGTTCGAATAATGCCGGTGGGCCGCTCGCTTGCTCGGCCGCGCACGGTGCCGTCATTGGTCATTGCTGGCCGTCCATTCTGGCTGTCACATCGCAGCTGATTGCTTCTTCGATACAATTGGCGGACATCTCGGCAATCTCATCCGCAGTGTTTTCGTTCGCGTTGAATTCACCTTCATAGAGAGGATCGAATTCCGCGTCCCGGCTGGGATCGTCGTGCATACGCGTGACCGTGACGCGGTAGCGCAGGTTGCTGGGAGGCGCTTTCATCGCTGCCTCCATCGAAGCAATCGCATCAGGACATTGAGCCGCCGCTGAAGCCGGGCCTTGAAGTGCGGATTCTTTTCGTCCAGCCAGAGCTGGAGCCATTCCATTGCCATCGACCCATAGCGCCGCCGCCGGATTCTTTCGGCGCGATGCTCAATCCCCGGCCGGACATGCTTGACGACTTCATTTTTCCATCCCTGGCAAACCTTCAGCCTCCGGGAGTTCCCTTCCGTATCGACAACGATTCCATTCTTGACGGCCATCGGCTTCCGCCAATTCAGGCCTTTGTGACAAAAGAACGGCCGCCCGGAGAGCGCGGAAATCGTGGACCGCAGGCGGTTCCACGCTTCCTTGTCATAGGTCGCGCATCCCGGACGGAACGCGCAGGAGCTGCAGGATTCGCTCATCAATGCACCGCTTCCTTCCGCTTCGTTTTACCGCCCTTCGGCCGGTTGATGTGGCTGGTATCGCTGGCATCATCATCGCGCCCAGCCGCCGCCGACTTCCCATCCGCCGCCCCGACGCCGACCATTTCCGGTTCCGCGTCCGCGGCGTCCTGGAGAAGGCCCTGCTCATCCGCATCGGATTCTTCGTCCGTCATTTCGATCTCGCGCTGAATCGCTTCCATGGTGATAAAGCAGGTGGCCTTGTAATACTTCTCGACCAGGTCCATCGTCAGGCTGTCCATGGGAATCACCACATCGAACTCCAGCCGGATGCTCGATGGATCGCGAACAGACCGCAGATTGGAGATCGCGGCGCCGGGAATCATGGCCGCGCCTTCCCGGGGCTGGGCTTCCGGATATGGATAGAGCGTCAGGTTTTGCATCGGCACCTGAATGCTGGCGAAGCTGGCCTTCGAGAGTTCGCGCGCCTGCGTCATTTCACCGTCGACGTTGCGGAAGAGCCGATCCGCGATGAACGGCGAAATCTCAGTCGCCAGTTCCGGCGTGATGGTGAAGACGTGAAACACCAGCTTCAGTTCTTTGTTGTCCGGATCATCGCCATGACCGCTGAAGGAATTGAGGTAACAGGGGACGCGCTCGGATTTAAACATCGGTTAGTTCCTTTCGGGTTGTGACTGTGAATTGTTTTGATTTGTGCGGTATTTATCGCGGCTGGCATCGCGGCAGATTCGGCAGCGTCGATACTTCCCGAGTTCCCAGATTGTGTTTTCCGGCGTGAATTCATGGCCGCCTCGACGGCAATGCGTTTCGGATTTATTCGGTCTCTTGTTGCAAGACTGTTCCATCCGCGTGGCCCATTTCACGTTGCCAGGTTCGTAGTTCCCGTCGTTCCTGATTCGCTCGATCGTGTGACTCTTCGTCGGCTTCGGGCCAATATGGGAAAGGAATCGCTCGAAGCCGCCGTCGCCCAGCCATTCCGGGCTGACCGTAATTCCGCGAGCGCCGTAGTCCTTGTATGATTTGCCTCGCCGATAAAAGCAGCGCTGCTTCATTGCCAGCCATGCCACATATTCAGGGCTATCCCTGTAGCCAGCGTGCCCGTGCTTGAATAGGTTGCTGCGCGGCCCTTTGCGCTGGCGATTGAATTCAACGAAGCACGGCATCCCGCAAAACACGCGGCCTTTTCTTATATTTCCGCTACGTTTGCCGCATTGTTTGCAGGTATAGGCATGCACAGTTCTAGTCATCTTCCTCTCCCGTTAAAAACGATATTCGTTAGCTGTCTCCCGCCACTGGCGACGTAATGCAGTTTGTTGGGGCCGGTCTCGATACGCAGGTCTTCGACGCGGCCGAACTGCTCGGTCAGCCCGACCATATCGACAACCATGCCGTAAACCTTGTTGGGATGCGGCCGGACACAGCGTCCGACCATTTGATAGAAGAGGGCCAGGGACATTGTGGGCCGTGCAAGGACCACCGTATCGAGCTCGGGATAGTCAAACCCCGTCGTCAGCACTCCCACGTTACAGACCACGCGAATCGTGCCCGCCTGAAATTCCTTGAGAATGCGATCGCGTTCCGCGTCTGCGGTCTCGGCGGAGACCATCGCCGCTCCGGGGATGCGGTCCACGAGATATTTACTTTCTTCGACGAAGCGCGTGAATACGAGAACGCCGCGGCGCTTGATCTCCACCAGGCGCTCGACAACGCGCTGGAGTTTCCCGGAGAATCCCAATTCCCGGAAATGCAGCTGCACCGACTTATCGGTATAGTCGGCGCCAGTGGAATTGGCCTGCAGTTTCGAACGGTCGAATCCTTTGATTGGGAAATATTGGAGTTTCGCCAGATGCCCGTCGCGGAAGAGCTGACCGTTCTGAACGTAGTAAACCAGTTCATCGAAGACGCGCGGCCGCGTGCGCGTCAGAAACTTCAGGATTGGGCCATCCATCGTGGACACCAGTCGGTACGGCGTTGCGGTCAGTCCGAGGATGCGGATTCCCTGGGATTCCAACTGCTGGAAAAACGCGGCGTACATACCGCTTTTCGCGTTCACGCCGTGACATTCATCAATGATGATGTATTTCACATGATCGAAATCGGACGCGTTTTTGGCGACGCTGCCAATCGTCGCCAGGGTGACCGCGAGACTGATCTGCTTGCGGCCCAGCGATGCGGAATAGACGGCCGGCCGAAACCCGTACTTCATCAGTTTCGCGAAGTTCTGCTTTAGGATTTCGCGCGATGGCTGAAACACGAGCGTCGGAGCCTGCAGCTTTTCGACGATGTCGGCAATCACGAGACTCTTCCCTGATCCGGTCGGAAGCACCAGCAGTCCGTGTTTGCGGGAATGCGACGTGAGGAATCGCACTGAAGCCTCGGAGGCTTCGCGCTGGTAGGGGCGCAAGGTAAACGTATTTGATGGAATCATGACTGTAACAACCTCTCCAGGCGGCTGCTGGCATACCGCGAGTTTGCCGAGCGGCAGGGCGTGCAGCGGCAACCGGTCATGTACCGCAGGCGGGTGCCGTGGGGTTTGGGGGAAGCGGGGGCGGCAGTGCTGAGCGTCATTTTCCCTGAGGGGTCTTTGCTGGTAATTCCGCCGCCTCTGGTTTCGGATTCAGAAACTTGCTCTGTGATTCCTGTCCCGTCAACTCGAGAAATTTCAGTTCCACTTTGGCCGACTCAATGAGTACCCCTGAGACTTCGGCGACGGCCCGCGCCCGCTCAATGTCCATCGGCTCCTCTTTGTCCCGGAGCGCCTCCAACGTTTCAAACAGGTGGTCACGCAGATCTTCGAGACGATTTTTCGGCATCTGATTTCATCCTTTTCTTGATTGCCCGGTTAACCCTGCCTTTGAGCTGGATCGTTTCCTTCAGTTCCGGATACAGGTTGTGGATCGTGTTGCGGCGCATGAGATCGGCGCGCGTGATGAGTCCTAAATTGTCGAGCCGGATATCCCGCTTGTCGCCATTCAGGAACACGACAGCATGCCCGGCGGGAAGCGGCCCGTTCGCTGCCTCCCACATGATGAGATGCTCCGCGCGCCACCGCCGCTGCAGCGGCATGTCGTCGTTCACTTTGCGTTCGAGATATCCGTCCTTACTGATCCGCTGCGTGCCGACCGGCTTGTAAAGCTTTACGGCAACGCCGCGCCGCTCATTCGGCCTGAACTGCGTTTCCTTCATTCGACCAGGCGCATATCCGGGGCGCCGCAATCCCTTGTTCGCCGGAACGTGACCCGGGAGAAACCGAAACGATTTGCCAACGGCATCACCGCGACGCAGACGGCATGCCGCCGGACTGGCGTTATAGGCAGCGCTCTTCTTGAGCCCGAACGTAAATGCCCGCCCGTAGATGGACCCCATCGTCCGTCCCAATTGGGCCGCAATCGTCGATGTTGGTTCATTCGGATACAGGCGTCGCAAAGTATCGTCGTCACTGGCAGACCAAACCTTGCGGCTCATAACTGCTCGCTCAGAGTCATGGGCGGCAACTCCCGTAAGGCACCTTCGTCCCCACATGCCGCGTTCCTGTACCGCCGGGCTGGAGGCTTTCCAGTGGCTCATGGCAATAGAAGCAAAGGCCGGTGCGTTCAAAACTCATCATGCTTCCTGAATCCGAGTCTCTCCGCCAGCTCCTCGGCTTCGGACTCGGCGAGAAGCTCTCCCTGTTCGGCGGGGCGGCATGCCGGGTGGCTGGCACCATCTTCTTTACTCCAATTGATTTCATCGCCCACCCTGTAAGGCTTGCCGCAGATTCGGCATTTGCCGGGATATTTGGAGATCATTCACCGGAGACCTCTGGCGCTCTATCGACAACTTCGTAAGGAATCGATGTATCGTAGGGAAGGGCTTTTCGTAGCGCGTCAAAGACTTCGGCGCGATGCTCATCGCAGGCGCGGACTTCGATGGTGGCGTTTCTCCAGCGGAAGAACGCGGTATAGGCAGAGCGCTGAAACGCTTCGCACGCTTTACAGCTCACTTTTTCTTTCCTTTCAAACGTTCGTCGATACTGGTTAACCAGCTGAGTTGCCCCTCGCTCACAAACGTCCGCGTCCCATACTTCGCCGTGGCATCCCGCATGCGCGCGTAGAAATCCGCCGCAGTGGGTTGCCGGAACTCGGCCCCGGATTCGAGCTTGGCTTTGATGGAGGCGACAGCGCGAACGGCGGCGCGGGCGCGGGACTCGTCTTCAGGTGAAAATTCGGTCAACGCGCCAGCCTCATGTTTTCGATCTGTCGATTACCGGGCACGATGTCTTCGTACAGAACCGGAATGCGTTGCTGGAATTGCGCCAAGAGCGGAACCGTGACCTGTTTCATCTGGGGGTGCGCTTCAGCGCTGGTGCGCATCAGGAAGAAATGCCTCCACGTCCGGAGGTTCATCGTGCAAATGATTTTCGAGGCCAGCGCATTCGGAAAAACACTGCGCGCGATCTGGGGTTTCACGCCACGGTCGATCATGTACATGTACGACTTTTCCGCCATCTGCATCGCGAGCTTCCATTGTTCGGCGCAATCGTAGCTATCGAGGGTGCCGTCATCCGTGAATGGGCAAACGAACTTCGCTTCGCCGCCCTTCTTCTGGTAATTCACGAACCGGGTGCTTTCCTGCGTGTAGCTGGCCAGCCGGTGCCGGACGATCTCATGGGTGATCCCGCGATCCACCAGCATCTCGACGTTGACGACCTCATGCTCGATCACGGAAAAATCGCCATGGCCCAAGACGACGGCGCGAATGAAGCGCTCCCAGGAATCATCGGTGGCGGACTCTTCGGATCGGTGCGACACGCGGGCGTAATACTCGACATTGCGCAGTAGCCGGATTCCAGCCGCCAGATCAGGAACGTTTAGGATTTTTGCGTACGGTTCTACGAGTTGCATCCGCCTGCCTTTCCAATTGCTGAATATGTCGGTCGATGTACCAGCGCGCCTTTTTCAGGTCTTCCAGCTCTGAGCCTTTATAGGGAGCGCGGGCGATATATTTGACGGCGTTTCCGAGACTGAAGCCAAGTTTCCAATCCTCAATAACCTCGATGGGCTCCAGCTTTCCGGCGTTGTAGTGCGCCGGATGGTTTACCGCGTCGCTCACGGCTTGATGATCCTCTCCAGCTGCTCCACTTCGCGATCCCGCTTCCGGCCCTCATTGATGAGACGCTGATGTTCCAGCACGCCGCGAATCGCGAAATACCCGATGCCCACGGTGAACGTGATGAAGGCGACGACGATGTAGATGATTCCGAGTTGTTCGTACACTTACTCCCCGCTTTCCAGTTTTTGGATTGCAGCCATGATCTCTACAGACACACGCGCAGCCTCGTTCTCGTATGTTGCAGGGCCTTCAAATTTATAGATGGCGCACGCCCCAGCGTGAAGCGCGTACCGGCGATTCTCAACGCGTTCCACAGCGAACCGTGCGGCCTCATCGAAACCGATAACGGTATCGTCTGGGGTGTGCTCCAGAGCCTTGAGAAGTTCACGCTTGGTCATTGGATTCGTATCCCTGCAAGGAGTTTCGATTTGCAACACGGACACGGAACATCGAAATAATGAGACCTTGGGCTTTTTGTTGTCGGCGCGATGGAATCGCAATCAGGCTTGCTGCATTCAACAAGTATTTCGATGATTCCAGTGTCATCGCACGTCTCGCAGTGAGTGTTGTCTGCCATCATTCCTCCAGAGTGCGGCGGCGGCCCGCAACGGCTCTCGCTATGACCGCCGCCCGCATCCTCCTTAACGCCCCTGAGTGCCGAGGCCGCAATTGCCCGAAGGCAATCTCATGCAATCTGTTTTATTTCCAGCGGCCGCGGCTCCCCGTTCGGCCCATCCGCCACCAGACCGAGAACCATCTGGACGCCCATCTCCACGGCCGTGTCCGCCAGCAATTCCAGGTTGTTCGCATCCAGCGCTTCGGCGCCGTCGACCACAATGAACGGAAGGTTTCCGGAGCGGAGCATGGCGATCTCAATCGCCAGCCGCATGCGCCGGGACTCATTCACGCGGTCAAACGGAATCCCGTCAACGTAGATGTCGCCGTCGCGGAGCGTCACGCCTTTGATGGGCAGCTGCTCGGTCAGGTTGCCGCGCACGTCGTCGAGCATCTTCAGCGCTTCGGAGAAGGCGGAGGAATCGGATTCCAGCGTGGCGGCGCCGCTTTCCATTTTGGCGACGGCGATACGGGCGTCCCTGGAGCGAACGAATGCGTCTCTATCCGCGCGCAACCTGGCAATTCGAGATTCAAATTCCTGGGTTTGTGAAGTGCGCTCCTCGGCGAGTTCCTGAAGGCTTTCATCCGACTTTGAATTGAGCGCTGCGGCCTCGGCCTGTTTGGATTCTGCATATGCATCCACCTCGGCCTGATACTTTTTGCGGATCGCCTCGATTTCACGATCACGTTCTGCGAAGTGTTTCGCCGCAAACGCGCGGCCTTCATCCTTGATCAGGCCGATCTCATTGGCGCGAATTTCGATGACTTCCGTTTTACGTTTTTCCCAGCTGGCCTGAATGTCTCGATATTCGCGCTCGGTGTTGACCAGTTCAGTCTCTTCGGCGTTTCCGGACTCTTTCGGCAACGCGCGCCGCATTTCGCTGATCGTCGCCCGCTTCTCCTTCGCCGCCCGATTCACCCCGGTGCGCTGGTCGTACAGGTCTTTCTCGATACCGGCGATCACCTGCAGCGCGTGCCGGGACAGGTCTGGCTTTGACGAGCACAGCTCGAGTATTCCGGCCAGATCGACAGCCGCCACCGTCATGGGAATCGCCGACAGCAGCAGCTCCACGCGCTTGTCCGGTTTGGCCGTCAGGAACTCCACCGGATTGACGGCGAACGCATCGCAGAGACTCCCCAGGTACTTCGCCGATGAGGGCAGCCGCCCGAAGTCCGGGTGGTCGACCTGCGTTTTGGAATCACCCTGGCGGATGCGCTTCTGAATGTCCGCGCCATCGGAAAGGACGAGGCCGAGCTCGGCGCCGTCCTCGCCCTTCCGGATTAAACTCGCATCATGACCTCCTTTCAAAACGGCTTTGAATGCTTCGAGGATCGATGTCTTTCCGACGCCGTTGGAACCCCGGACGAGAGTTACTTTGCCGGGCTTGATCTCGAAATCCGAAAGACCCATGAAGTTGTGTATGCGGAGGGCGGTCACATGAACCGCCGGCCGATCGTTGTTACTGCGCATCCTGTTGCTCCTGACCTCCCGCTTCGCACCAGGCGAGGCAGCGGGGGAAATGTTTTTGCCGCAGATGGGAACTCAACTTGATATCGAAGGCTTTGCGGATCCACGTATTCCAGGTGCGCGGCTCGACGTTCTGGTTGAGACGGACCGTCTCCAGCTGTTCCTGCTGTTCCTGAGTTAGCGCGGCTTCCGGATCGGCGCCGTCAGAGGCGGCCGCCTTCTCAGGGGAGGTCTTCTTCGTCTCAGCTTCGGCGGTCTGGCGTGCGCGTTTCTGGTCGAGCGTCTCAGTTTTATCGGTTTTCGTCTCAGGTTTGCCGGCGTCCTTGCCAACCTGATCGAGGTTGTCGTTGCCGTGGCCGCGGTTTTCTTCGGAGCCCGCTTTCAGGGAATTGATGTCGACAACGCCGCGGGCACGTTCCGGAGCATCGTCGCGGTCTTCAACCGGATCAATGCCGATCGTGGTCAATCCATTTTCTTCAAACATCTGTATTTTCTGAGGCCGTGCCATCGTCGCCCGGTCGTCCAGCTGCAGCGCGGTGGCAATCTGAATATTCTGCGGCAGCGTTTTCGCATGGTGCTTGATGCCGGTCTTCATCGCCATTTCCGCGAAGTCGGTCACCCACGGTCCGTCATTACTGGCCTTGCTGCGTGCGCGAATTCTTTTAATCGCACCGATTGGCATGAATTGAAAATCCTTCAGGCCGCTAGGGGCACCATCAGGACCGCAGAAATCGGCGACCGTGTACACGCCGATCAGGTCTTCGTCCTTGAAGTCGTGCTCATAGGATTGAACGTGCACCAATCTCGGGTTGAGGCCCTCTTCGATGTCGAGCTTGTCTTGCCTGTAGACGCAGCGCGCGCGGAAATTTGAAACCATTCCGCTCTGCCGGACCAGCTTCATGATCCCGCGATAATCCGGGATCAGCTGACACTCGCGCTTCCCGTATTTGTTTTTGAAGGGCACCAAATATGCTTCGCGGGCCGCAATGTCCAGGCCCAATTGGGCCGACAGCATCACTGAACCAAGGAGGCTGGCTGCGGTGCACTCCAACAATGCGGAACTGCGGGATACTGTCATCAGCGCGACGCGAAGCAGCCGGTCGACGTCGAGGTGCTTGACTGCGGCGACTTCGAATGCCTTGCGGTACTGAGCCAGTAATGCGCGGACATTGTTCTCATCGTTGATGGGTTTTAATAATTCGATTTTTACCTGATCGACCTTCGCGACTTCTGTGGACATGTTTACTCTCCTTCTGATTCGGCCAGAGACATTCGAAAATAGGGACAGGTTGTGGCGAACTCGCAGTACTGGACGCTGCACCACCAGTCGCGGCCCTGATTGGCCGGGGTAAAAGCGCCCTTCTGCAGAATGGTCGATGCGTTTTCCAGGCGGCGCAGCAGGACGCCAAAATCATCTTTCCCGCGAGTGGATGTCAGCCGGTCGGCCACCTTCGTTCCGGTCTTCAAATCGACGATGTAGTCGAGGTGGACTTTTACCGGGACCGGGACTTTACCGATTACGTGAACCGACAGGGCGTAGGTGGTGAGCTGATCGCTGGTGACGGCCTGATTTTTATTCGGCGATTGCTTTGAAGTTTTCAGGTCCGCGACGGAATCGTCGGTTTCATCCAAGTCGCGCGTGCCCACCAGGTCAAACGGCATTCCCGGAATTTCCAGCGACCATTTCGCCTGAACACGTTTTGGTTTCAACCGGGGCGCCAGAGTCATGGCGTGGGCCTTGCAGACGCGAACAGTCTTATCGACCACCGCAGCCTTGGCGGCTTTCTCACCGATGACGCGATCGGCGGGCTCGAGCTGCAGCCCCTCGTCTTCCATGCTGCGCGTGACAACGTCGCGGGCTTCGTCGACCACCTGCTCGACCGGCAGCAGGGAATCGCTATCGATTTTGTGTTGCAGGTTGGTGTTGGCCGCGTGATCGACGGCCTTTCCCACATGGATATAGCTGGGAGCGATCCCGCGCTCCTTGTTCAGATACCGGCGCGCGAAAGCGACGCCGCAGGCCCAGAGTTTCTCCAGCGCCGAAAAATGAAGCTGCGGGCGGGTCGCTTCGCTCATCGCATCCCCCACATTTTGAAATAACTGTTGTCCGCCGCCTGCAGCCTGTCCTCGCCCACGCCAAACTCCGTCCGTGGAATCGAGAAACTCCGCTGCTCAATCGACGGGTCATGCCGCTCCATCCAGTGCGATTCCAGGGACTCTCGCGTGGCGTCCACGTGGAAAACGATGGGACATCGCTTGCAGCGAATCGCGTCGTGATGCCGATTGAAGCGCGTCCAAAGTTCGGGGAGAGTCATGATTGCTCGCCCTCCACCACCGGCGCCGCGGCCAGCAGCTCCAGCAATTTGTCCGCCAGCGCGGGCACGTGGGATTCGCCGAGGATTCTGGCGGTCTCACGAATGGCCTGCCCCGCATGTTCGGGGTTGCCCTGCATCGCGGCGGCCATCCATGCGGCGGGAAGCGCGAATGCACCGGAGGTATCGGTCTTCGCTCTCAGGGTTTCCCATTCCTCCGAAGGGACGATCTCGCCGCCGAGAGTTCGATGTAGCGCCTCCGCAACTCCATCAATAGCCGGTAGACCGAAAAACAGTGGCGCTACGGCTTCGTGGATTTGAGCCAGCCGGGAATCTGGGCCGGTTAAGATCCAGTGCATGAATTTTGCCGTTACCCGCGACAGATCCGCGCCAACCGGTACCGCCTCCAGAAACAACAATGGGAAGCGCTCCCACGCCGGATCCGGGAGGTTTTCAAACAGGGCGAGCTCAATTGGCTCGAAGGACGCCGGTAAAACCAGATTGCGCACGTAGTCGACCGGCTGACCATAGATGCCATCCAGTCCGTGACGCCGGACTATCAGGCCTTTCTCTTGGCGAGTTTCCAGAAGATGAATCCACTCGCTCTTGATTGATTCATCGCCGTGAAAGGCGCGTAACTTGTCCACTGTTCCTCCGAACGCAGCTCTCCCGTAAGTTCGAACTGCCGTTTTGTCGATATATGGGGTGCCTCGCAAGCTCCGCCACAGTTCCGACGTGTTAAATGTTTACCGGCCTATACCGACCGGCTCTGCCGCTATTTTCTTGCCGAGCCTCTGAAGGATGAACGCGCGGGCGTTCCGCTGTTTTGGAATGGTCAGTCCTTCATATTCCAATTCTTCCCATGTCCATTCCTTCGTGATTTCTACGCCGCGCTTATAAACCTGATAATGGTTATTGCAGTTGCCGCGACTCGTTCCCTCGTTCGGACACCGCGGCCACAGGCACCGCGGCTTATTCGAAATGACAATCGTTGTCTCACGCTGCATCGCCACCCTCCATGGGAAGCACCACGTCGTCCGGGTCCAGTTCCAGAAATCGAACCAATGATTTTGCAGTTCCGGTTGAAAGAACCTCGCCGTGCTCTGCATTCCAAACTGTCTGCCTGGTGAGGCCGCACGCGTCCGCAAGCTCGGCCTGGCTCATCATCTTTCGATGTCTCGCATTGATTAACTTTCTCGCATCCAGTCTCATTTCGAATGGAAACATACATGTAACTGAATTATATGTCAAGCAGAAGTATATTGATTTCCCATCTAATTCCAATCCGATTTGGGGTTTACTTCCTATGCGGTGAAATTAAAGAACTTAGTGCGCGACATTCGCGCAAAGAAAAAGATGACCCAGACCGAGTTTGGTGCCGCGCTTCAACTGGGAGGCGATAAGGAAAACTTCCAGAGCGCAATATCCCATCTCGAAAACGGGAGCACTAAACCGTCAATGGAGCTATTCGAGCGGATCGTGGAACTCGGAGACTACAGAGTTGAGGAATGCATATCCCTGCCGGAAATTAGAGAGAGGAACGCAAAACTGCACCGGTGGCTAGATCTACTTTTAAACGATGAAGCGTTTGAACGTGACGTGAAGCGCTATCTGACGGCCGCCTTTAATGACATGGAACCTCCGGCCGAAAGCAAAGAGCAGGTCGGAAACATTGCCGCGAACGAAAAGGGAAGGACCGCTGAGGTACAGGGAAAACGGCGCGCGTCGTCCAAATTGCAGACTGGCTAAAGGCGGGAGCCGTAAATAAGCCCCGCGCGCCGTAGGCTTCCCAACCCAAAACAATTTTGCATTGAAGCGACGTTTCGATGAATGGCTCTTTCGGGAGGGATTAAGGATCGAAGGTGTTAATTTGGAAAACGCGCATGGCCCTGGTTGCACTCGCCATGCTTTCTGTTTCCGTCCAATTGCGGGCCCAGCACGTGACTCCGGGATTTCTTCTCGATATCGGATTCACTCAAGTAGGGCAGATGAGCAAGAACAATTCTACGGGCGGCAATCTTGGGGCGTCGCTATTGTTGGGCCAGGGTTTCTTCGCAACAGCCGCATTCGACGCCTACAATCTTCGCGGCTCGGCACCGTCGGGGTTTGCCACGGACCATCTGTCGAACGGCCAGACTCGCTGCCGAAATCTCAACACTGGACAATTTGCAAGCGACGGATCATGCGGCGGCGCGGGGACCGTCAGGATGGCTGGAATGATTGACGCGAGCGCTATAATCCCGTCGACCGGCATGATGGTTGGCGGCGGCTATCGCATCGACGATGATCCTTGCCCATATGTCACCGCCGGATATATAGACCGGTTTCGAACCCCAAAATCGAAATGGTTTCTACGGGGAATCGTCGGAAGATCGATACTGGAAATCAAGATCGGAATCGCTATCGGATTCCGGTAAATGCGGAAGGAGCCCCATGGCGATATTCTTACTTCTCGCGCTCTTGATCTTCGGCTGCACAAGCAACGAAGAGAAGGCGCGGACTGCATTCAATCAGGCGCTGGCTGCGGAGCGGGCCGGGAATCAAGCGGAATCCGAGGCTCTCCTAAAGACCGTCGTTGATAAATATCCTTCAACCGCCGTCGCGACAGAAGCCAATGCCAGCCTTAGCATTGCGACGGAGAGAACGAAATCGAGACGGAAATTGGTCCGGGCTATGCTGAACACCTTAATGACATGTCAAGTGACATACCTCGCAGAGAATCGGGGACTTTTTGCAAAGAGTTTTATCGAACTCCCCGCTTACTGCAAGCCGGAGCTTTACCTATCGGACAGCCAAGGATACAAATTCCAGATGGAAGCAGCTGCCGACGCTAGGGATTATTTCGTAAGAGCGATACCGCTGCGGCCCGACGACCCATCGCTTTACGTTTCATCGAAAGACGGAACGATTCGATGGGAAACCGGAAAAATCGCCGATGCCTCCAGTCCGGAATGGAAAGAAATTGAGCGCTGAGCCCCCAAAAACGAAAGTCTGCCCGTTCTGCGGCAAAACCATCAAAGACTTCGCTGTCATCTGCGGATATTGCCACAAGGAACTAGCCCCAGGTCCGCGCCTGATTAAAGAAACCCGCTGCACCTGCGCCGCATGTGGAAACGTCTGGCATTATGGAAAGATGGATTCGCTTCGAGAGGCTGGCAATGCGATGCAAGATGCTGGCAAGGCCATGATGTGCTGTACGGGATGCCTGCCCGCAGTTTTTATCCCCACGAAAACGCCAATCGATTTGAATAAATGCCCGAAGTGCGGATCGCGGGCGGTCACCAAAGAAATCGTCGAACACCAAGCGACGTGAAGCGGTTTACGCTCTGGCTGATTCGCGTTTATCAGTGCCGGATTTCGCCGCGCCTTGTGCGGAAAATCAGCTGCCGGTTTCATCCGACATGTTCCGAGTATGCCGTGATTGCGATTCAGAAATATGGATTGCCGCTCGGCCTCCGCCGAAGCATTGGAAGATTGTTGCGCTGTAGGCCGGACAACCCAGCGTCCTGCATTGATCTGCCGTGACCGCAAAATATTTCTTGATTTAATTTTCATTTTCAGCGAACCTGCCGCCAGCCTCGCAAGCTACCGCCCCGTTCCGACCGAAGGTAATTCGGTGGAACATACAATTGATCGGACCGCACAACACGACGCCGAAGGTACACTCTGGCCAACATGGCTGGAGTGGATTGATGCCATTGCCGCCAATCTGAAGAACGGGGCGGCTGGTGATTGAACGCGCCGCCTTTCTCACCTTCGGCATCATCTCCGGCTATTGCTTTTGCATGGCCGTCCTCGCGCAACGGCAGATTCGCAAACGCCGGGTTGAGGCCGCCGCTCTACCACCAGCGCCACCACCCGCACCCGAACCCGACTGTACCCATTCCGGCAAGCTCACGCCGGTGGCGGTATCGCCGGTCCTGCTCGGCCATTCCTGCACGACGGTCCTGTACCGCTGCACCTGTGGCAGTCACTTTTCGGTGACGCATCCGGGGACGTTCATGCTGGAAGATTTTCTGCTGCGGCCGGTGAGCAACAAGCAACTGGAGGACATGACGAAATCATGAGAAAGCTTCTCACGCGCGAACAGGCGGCGGAGATTCTCCAGGTCTCGATCAGTTTCCTGAAGCTCCGGATCCGGGAAAATCAAATCCCGATCGTGAAGCTGGGCAACCTGGTGCGCATCGATGAAGTGGATCTCTGGGCATACGTGGATTCCTCGAAAAAGGATGGGGTGAAAACTGGGGGTACCCCACGCGGGGAAGCGCAGTCTGGTGGGGTTTCCGTACCCGTGGAAACCATTGAAAAGACGGTGGTGAGCCACCGATGACCGCGCCCACTAAAACCCTAAATCGGTTTCGTAGTCCGTCGCGCTATCCATCTGCGCCACGGGCGCCAATAACTTACAGACCAAAAAAACACGATGGGGTGAAAAATGGGGGTAGGGCAACCCGTTCATGATGAACTGCGGCCTGCTGCTTACTCCCGAACTTCTCCTCGCCCATCGCCACCGATTCTGGGCTAAGGTCGAGCGGACTTCCAATCGTTGCTGGATCTGGAAAGCCTCCCGAAATCAAAAGGGCTACGGCCTCTTCTCCGTTCGCCATAACGGTCACCATCATAACGTTGCCGCCCATCGCGCGGCATACATTTTATCATCCGGCCCGATACCGGACGGCATGCTCGTCCTCCACTCCTGCGACAATCCGCCCTGTTGCAACCCCGCGCATCTTCGCGCTGGAACAGCCCAGGAAAACACGGACGACCGGGTCAGCCGGGGACGAACCACTCATGAACCAGGACGGGAACGGACCGTGGGGGTACCCGCATGAGATTCTACGGTTTCACCACCCACCAAACGATTCATCGCCTCCAGACCTCGCATGACGGCCTCCAATCCCCCCGCAGTCGGGTGCACGTACTTCTGGCTCACCGTCAGGCTGGAGTGGCCCATCAACTTCATGATCTGGTACGGGTTGGCGCCGGTTTCCCCGAGCCGCGTTCCGAACGTATGGCGCAGGGAGTGTATCACGAACTCCGGCGGGAAGATGGTCTTGCCATCGGCATCGACCGCCGTCCGGCGCAGCTGCGCGTGGATATTGTCCAGCGCCCAGACCGTCAGGTGCTTCCCTTTCCGCTGCCCGGGAAAGACCCAGAGCGCATCCGGAAAAACCTCGCGGCGTACGGTCAACATCGCCCGGCCACGGTCGGTCAGCGGAATCGATCGGTGCGCGTTGGCACTCTTGCCCGAGCGCACCGTCAGATAAATCCAGTCGCCGTCCCGGTTTGCCGTCAAGTCCGTCCACTGCAGCGCCAGGGCTTCAGCCAGGCGCAGCCCGGTATCGAGACCCAGTACCGCGACGTCATTCAAGGGGTTCGGCGCCGCCGCCAGATAAGCCTTTTCCATGGCGTAGGTCAGAACGAAATCCCTGCCGGTCTCCCCGGGCATCAGCCGGATTTTCGGCGGCCGGGCCAGCAGCTTCCATTCCGCGGCGAGATTCAAGCCTTTGCGCAGTGTCGCCAGTTCCCTGTTGATCGCGCCCGGCTTGCGGCCTTTCTTCGCCCGGAACTGGACATAGCGCTCGATCAAATCAGCATCAATCTGGTTCAGGTGGGCATCGGCGAGCGCCGCGAACTCGAGCAGCCGGCGGATTTTCTCGGCGTAGAACTTGACGGTCTGCGGCTTGTTCGCGTGGTGGACCTCAATGTGATCGGTGAATTTCCCGCCGGCAAAGACGCGGAATTGCGGCGCGGGCTTCAACTGCAGCAACCCGGCCCTGCCCAGCGCCAGATCGGTTTTCAGTTTTTCTTCAATCTGCCGCGCTTTAGCCTGGTTGCGGACTTTCGTCGAGCCACGGTGGCGCCGGCCGCCAAATTTGAAATCGTAGAACCAGACCAGCCCGCGTTTATACAGCGACATCCTGCCACCTCTGAAGGCGGGCATTGTAACCCATGAAAGGACAAACCATGCACACCCCGACACCGAATCACTATTTCAACTACCGGCGCGCGGATTTTGCCGACCCGGCATACCTCAAGGAACAGAAGCGTCTCCATCAGGCCGAGGGGATCCTGCTCGGCGGGGCGCTGTTTTTACTCGCGGCCGTCACAGTTTTTCTGAAGATTTTCGGCTGAAATTTTCAGTGAATGACAAGTTCCCATCCTTCCAGTTTTATCCGCAGGATTGGCGCAACGATCATGCCGTCCTTTCAATGCCGCGGCACGACCGAAGTGTATGGCTCGACATGGTCTGCATCATGCACGATTCGCCCGAACGCGGCGTTCTGTTGCTGCCCAACGGCAGGCCGATGACCGAGAGAGATATCGCAAATAACCTAGGTTTATCAATGAGTCAGTGCCGTAAGTCGATTATAGCCATTCTTGACAGTGGTACCGGAACTCGCCGGGAGGATGGCGCCATTATGAACCGCCGGATGGTCCGCGATGAGGCTCTCCGGAAAATCCGTAAGGCTGCGGGAAGCTTGGGCGGCAACCCGAATTTGGTTAACCAAAAACCAACCACCCGGGTTAAGCAAAAGACAACCCCTCCATCTCCATCTCCATTTCCCTCTCCATCTCCATTTCCAAAAGAAGGGGAAATGGGAAAGAAGCAAGGGGAATCCCCGGCGGCTGAAAAACGCGCCGGGAGGCCGGATTTGGCGGCTGACCAGTTTTCAGCTTCATACAAACTCCGAATGGGCAACCCTTACGGCTGGCGTTCCGGGGATTTTCCGCAGCTGGCGAAACTCCGGAAGCGCCTGGGAATTGAAACCACAGCCACCCCGCCCGGATGGGAAGCCGCGGTCGAGAACTATTTCGCGTCCCCGTTCGACGAATACAGCCTCCAGCACTTCGTCTCGAAGTTCGACACGTTCAAAAACTCACCCCTTGACCGCTACGGAAAACCCATAAACCACGCAGGAGCCAAGCCCCATGAGTCCAAAACCCGAATCGAAAAAAATATCGAAGCCGCAGCGCGCCTATGTGCTCGGCTGGATGCTGAAGATCTCGGCAGCGATGAACGCGGATCTGACGGAGACAGCCCAGGCGGTCTACCTGGAGCAGTTGGCGTCCATCCCGGAAGCGGCGTTGGCTGAAGCGTTTAACCGGACCTTGCGCGAATGGGATAAGCCCAGCATGTTTCCGTTGCTGAGTTTCATTATCGCGAGGATCCCGGGCCAGAATCCGCAATTGCAGGCCGAGCAGGATTGGGACCTCGTGCAGCAGATTGCGCGGCATCACTGGCATCCCGATGTCGGGTTTTACGGCGGCGGCGAGGCGAAAATCACACCCGCGATCGAGTACGCACTGCGTCAAATCGGCGGCATCCAGGCCTTATTCGCGCCGTTGGAAACCGCGGCGCCGTTCAACCGGCGGGACTTCCTGGCCGCGCACCAGCGGTTCACCGCCGAAGGCGGCGCCCAGACGTATCTCAGCCGGCAACTGGCCGGAGAAACCCTGAAGCAACTCCAGTCCATGGCGGGTGATAAAAAGGCTCTGCCGGAAGTGAAATCCCGCCCACCAGCGCCGGAGAAAAAACTCCGGATTCCCCACGAACAGACCCCCGAAGAATTCGAGCAGCGGAAGGCTCTCCTAAAGCGCCAGTTCGAAGAAATCCAGGCGAAAACCCCAGTGCTAACAGAGAAATTATGAGCCCTGAATTCAACATGCAGGACCACCTCGCCCGGCGGATGTCCGAAGTCCGGGCCGAGCGCCGGCCGTGCGTTATTTGCGGCATACCGGATGCCGCGCACGCCGCGCTCTTCATGGCCGACGCGCGAACGATTGCCTCGATCGGCCAAGATCCCGGTGACGGCCTGGTCGCGGTGAAATTCTGCTGTGACTGCGTGATGCTGCCACGGTTGCAACAGCGGACGCTGCAGATGCTGGCGGCGAAGCGGGCGGCGGCAAATTGAGCGCCGCAACGCCACTGTTCAGCGATTCTCCGGCGAGCCCGCTGTCGCCAACGTCGGTGAAATTTACCGTGTTTGGAAAACCGCAGCCGCAGGGCAGCACCCGCGCATTTTTCATCAAGAGTCTCGGCCGCGCCGTGATCACGAGCGACAACAAAAATCTCAAACCGTGGCGCCAACAGCTGAGCGAAACCGCGATGGCATTGGGTGCGCCGTTGATCGGGAAGAACCGGCCGGTGTCGATCGCTGTGGATTTTTTCTTCGAACGTCCCAAGGGCGCGTCGGTGAAGTCGCGGCCCGGGATGACGGTGAAGCCCGATGGAGACAAGTTGCTGCGCGCCGTGTTCGATTCGCTGACCGGGACGATCGTGACCGATGACGCGCAGTTTGTCGAAATCTATGTTCGAAAGTTTTATGGCCTGCCGGAACGTGCGGAAATTCAAGTCGGAGAACTCTTATGAAATTCGCCCCATCCACACTCGATGAAGCCCTGGCGGATCTCAAACACGAACGCGAGTTGATTGACCGCGGGATTGCAGGACTGGAGGCGATACGGGAGCTTTACGGGCTGAAGCCAGACACCAAAGACTCTCCGATCATCGTCGAGGTTTTCGGCAACGAAGAGAGAATACGCGGCGGCAAGTGTCCGCAGTGTGGAATCCCCTCGGACCTCACCAGACCTAGGGCCAGTAATACATTTTTCCGGTGTACAGCACAGCTATGTCAAACGCTCTACAACCGAGCGGATCTTAAGTTCGTGCCTGCGGAATCGGAGCGGAAAGGAACCGCCAGCACAACCGAAGTTCCTAGCCAATACGAGTTTATCCACGATGCCACATGTCCGAAGTGTGGCGAGATCACGACTTTCAGCCGCCCTATATTTCGCTTCGACTTCCCCTGGTATTGCTTGGCGCGCGGCTGCCAGTTCTTTCAATTCAGAGAAACATCCACTGGCACCGCGAAAGGAACCCCCGCCGCATGATTTTCGATTTAATCCTCATCGCGATTCTCTTCGTCCTGATCGTTGTCCTGTTGCATCTGGGGCCGAAGCGTTCGGCCGCCGGATTTCGTTTCATTTTTCATCACAAGGAGATTTCCATGCTCAGTTTGTCCGCCGTTCAAAAGTGCAATGTCTCGATTCAGCCCGTTGACGTCAAGGGCAATCCGGCCGCCGTCGATGGCGGTCCGCTCTGGTCAGTGTCCGCCGATGGCGTGGTGACCCTGTCTCCCGCAGCAGACGGCCTATCCTGCGTGATCTCCGGACTCGCGCCGGGCAGCGTTCAGGTCAACGTGACGGCCGATGCCGATCTCGGTGAAGGCGTGCGCTCGATCACCGGGACGCTGGATGTGACGGTGATTGCGGCCGAGGCTGTGGGCTTCACGATCCAGACCGGGCCGGTCGAGGATCAGTAGGAATTGCGCGGTGCTCTTCCCGGGTGCGCCGGAAGATTGCAATCGGGCTTTATCCTTTCCCCGATGCAGCCGTTAAGCGGCCGGTGCAAATCCGGCCATCGCAAAATAGAAAGCGAGAGCTATGACGAAGCGCGAATTAATCGACGCGATGCAAGATATGGGCGACGACTGCGAGGTGCGCCTTTATAACAACGGTGAACCACTCGGCATCGCTGAAGATGTCGAGTATGAGGATGGCGAAATCATCATTCAGGTATGGTCAGAAAGCCATCTGACTTTTCGCACTAAATAACCGGCCGCGATGACTTAATTAGAATGCGAGGCATCAAGTGAGCGAGACAACTCTAGCGCCAGACTTCAATCCGGCCGATGTTCAGATTTGCGGTATCCCGCTAACGGCAACTCTTGGCCGTACGGAGCTTGAATTTACCGCCGCCTGCATCGTGCAGGCCTTGGCTGAGCGCGGCAACGTATGGCGCCCGATCATGGGCAGTGAAATCATTGCAGTGTTGAAGGCTCTCAGCGAAAAGAGCCAGTACTGGAAGAGTCTACTGACGAACCCATTCCTGGGGCCGTGTCCAGAGGAGCTAGCCGAGGCTGGATTTGCCGAACTGCTGGACGACGGCAATATTCGCCTGACCGATAAATGTATTGAGCGCCTGCGTCTTGCCGTCGCCAGGCCGAAAGGAAGCACCGTATGAACCGAAGACACTTACTCAAGTCACTGCTGGGGATTCCGCTGGCAGTTGCAGTTCCCACTGCGGCTGAAGCTGCGCCAGCGCCTGCAACGGAAGGAATCCTTTTCGAGTCGAACAATGCGCCTGTCTTTTATGGCACCAACTTCTACGTCGATCCCATCCATGGCGACGATGCAAATCCCGGTACTACCACCACCAGCGCATTTAAAACAATAGGCCGTGCATTAGCTGCGATGCGCAGCGATGACACCGTTCACGTCGGGGCCTGCCAAGCATGACCTGCATTGTCGGCATTGCCGAAAACGGCAAAGTATATATCGGAGGGGACAGCGCCGGAGTTTCCGGGCTGGACTTAACGGTGCGCTCCGACGAAAAGGTTTTCAAGAACGGCGAATTCCTTTTCGGCTTCACGACATCGTTTCGCATGGGGCAGCTCCTTCGATTCAGTTTTAGTCCGCCGTCCCGCGCCGAAGGCGTGGATGATTACCGCTTTCTTGTGACGACGTTCATCAATGCGGTTCGCGACATTCTGAAATCCGGGGGATTCGCAACGTCGCACGATGGCAGAGAACGCGGCGGAACGTTTCTGCTGGGCTACCGCGGCAAACTGTATTACGTCGATAGCGACTACCAAGTTGCGGCCGCCGCCGATGGATTCGCAGCCTGTGGCTGCGGTGACCAAGTTGCAAATGGCGCGATGTTCGCGACGTCACACGTTGAACCAAGGCCACGGATTGAGATTGCCCTGAAAGCGGCCGAGCGTTTCAGTGCTGGTGTGCGTGGCCCATTCACGATTTTGGAAGGATAGCTATGGCAGAGACGAAAGACCGGCTGGAAAAGCTCGCAATATTGGAAGAGATCGGGACACTTCAGACGGAAGAACGCCGCGTCAGCGCCGAATGCGAGGATTTATTCAAGAGGGCGCACGCGGCGGAGCGGGCACATCGCGAGATTGAAGATCAGATCGTCCAACTCTGGGCGAAGCTTGACCGTCACGTTTACTGCCTGCCTCACCGAGATCCGCGGCGCGATGCAAGCCCACTGAATACGATCAGGCCAGAACCATACAGAGACCCGCAACTCGACGCGGATGCGCTATGGACGATCAGGCCGAAGCCGTCAGTCGGTTTCCGTGGCTGGTTTTCCCGAAAATTGTGCGTCAAGGAGAAACGTAATGTCTGACCAACAATTCACCGTTGGCGACGTGGTGACCCAGACCGGTAGTACTGTCCCGATGACCGTCGAGCATGTGACGAAGGACCGCGTGAATTGCGTCTGGTTTGAGGGCAAGACACGCAAGCGCGGCGGGTTCGATCCGAAGACGCTGACGGTGGTTACTGAGAATCAAGATTGAAAGGAGTCCTATGCCTGATGACCGCTTAAAGTCCGGAACCATCGTGACGTCCGAGTCCGGCGTCCGCATGACCGTGCAGTACCAGTCCGGCGACACCGTGGCCTGCATCTGGTTTGACGAAAACAAGGTGATGCACCGGGAGAATTACAAGAGGGGGGCGTTGACGGTGGGGGAGAAAACCGATTCATGATCGTTCGCTACCTGCAGCAGCTTCCCAGCAGCTACAACAAAAAGAACGAATTCATTGAAGGCGTGGTCAAGACACTTGTGCTTCCGAATGGCTACCGGGATTTCCCGACGCTGGATGCTGCCCTGAATTTCATCAAGGTCAAGGGCGAGGCATTCCAGCAGATTGGTTACGGGGAAAATCTGCTGCTGTTTGCGGAGAAGCTTGAAAAGGAACGCCTGGAGCGGGAACAGAAATGGCCCGCTTGACCATCAGGCATAAAATCAAATCACGTTCTTCCTCCTACTCCGGGCGCGCCGCGCTCAGCTGCTCCTCGATCTCCACCGTGAGGAGCCATGTCCACAACCAACAAGGGCCACCAGAATTTAATTCCCTGGGTGAAGGGTCAATCCGGCAATCCCAGCGGGCGGCCGAAGCGATTGCCGATCTCCGACGCATTGCGCGATCTGCTGGATCGCCGGCTCAACGATGACGAAACCGCAGCGAAGCCCCGGAAGCGCAGGATGACGGTCGCTGAAAAGATGGCCGATCAACTCGCGCGCCGCGCCCTTCACGGCGACGTGGAAGCCCTGCGCGAGATCGCCAATCGCGTCGAAGGCAAGCCCACACAGCGGATCGAAGTCGCGCCCGATATCGAAGGCCTGAAGGAAATCAAGGTGGAGGTCACGTTTGTCAAGTCCGACACTCCACGTTAAATCGCACATCCCGGAAGTCTTCGATTTCCTCTATCAGCCGATGCGCTACAAAGGCGTCTGGGGCGGCCGCGGTTCCGCAAAGAGTCATTCCATCGCCGAGGCGCTGATTACCACCAGTGTCAGCCGTCCGTACCGCACGCTCTGCTGCCGTGAGATTCAGGCATCGATCAAAGATTCGGTGAAGCTGCTGCTCGATGACAAGATTGCCGCGCTTGGCCTGTCGGATCTGTTCGAATCGACGGACACGGAAATCCGCGGCCGGAAAAACAATTCCCTGTTCGTGTTTGCCGGACTGCGCAGCAGCATCAACTCGATCAAATCCATGGAAGGCATCGACCGCGTCTGGGTCGAAGAGGCGCAGACGGTTTCGAAAGCCAGCTTCGAAAAGCTGACGCCGACCATCCGGAAAGACCGGCCTGCCAGCGCGCCGACAGATTCGGAATCCACCGATGTCATGGATCTGCAGCTGGCGGAACGTGCCGAACTGTGGTTCTCCTGGAATCCCACGAACCCTTCCGATCCGGTCGATGATTTCTTCCGCGGCAACGGCCCGCGCAAGCCCGGGCAAAACTGGGAGCTGCATCCGGAAGCCATCGTCCGCCAGGTGAACTACTGGGACAATCCGTGGTTCCCGTCATCGTTGCGTGTCGATATGGAATGGGACCGCAAGCGCGATTCCGACAAGTACGAACACATCTGGATGGGCGGCTACGAACGCAATTCCGAGGCGCGGATCTTTAAAAACTTTCGAGAGGCGAAGCCCGGAGAATTCCCGGAGCCGAAGGAAGGCACTCATTTTTTCTTCGGCGGAGACTGGGGCTATGCGGTCGATCCGAGTGTGCTGGTGCGCACGTTCATCGAAGAGAAAACCCTCTACATCGATTACGAGGCCTATGCGCAGCATTGCGATATCGCCTACCTGCCATTCCTGTTCGGTGGCACCGCAGACCGCCAGCTGCGCGGCTTGAACGTCGAGGCATGGGAGTCGGACGGCATGAACCGGTGGCGCGACTGTCCGGGAATTCCCGGCTCCCGGGACTGGCCCATCCGGGCCGATTCGGCGCGGCCGGAAACCATCGCGCACATGAAGAGCCATGGTTTCCCGAAGATGATCGCCGCGGAAAAAGGCGCGAACTCGGTCAAGGACGGCATCGAGTTCATCAAGAGCTATGACGTCGTCGTTCACCCGCGCTGCGTGAACACCCTGCGGGAGCTGCGCAATTACTCGTGGAAAGTCGATCCGCAGTCCGGCCTGGTGCTGCCGGTGCCGGTTGACAAGCAGAATCACGTCATCGATTCCATTCGCTATGCGTTGGAGCAGGTGCGCAAACAGAAACTCGTTTTCATGTTTTAACCGTTCACCGGAGAAAGGCTCAGGTCCCATGCAATTACCCTTCGCCGCATTGCTGCTTCTGCTGTATTGTTTGACCGGCGCGATATTCCTGGTCGCTTATATTCTGGCCATGGCGCCGCCGAAGCAGGCCACCACGCTCGGCTTGATCATGCTCTTTTGGCCGCTGGTTCTCCTCGTTGAAGCTGCACTTGTCCTGGCATCCCAGTTTGGAAAAGTGGGATCGTCGTTCGCCGAACGCCTGAAAAAGGGACACGCTAATTGAGAGAGCTTCTCGAAAAGTTTGGATTGCTCCAGCCGTTACCCGAACTGCGGGCGGCCGAGCAGGTGACCATTCCCGCGGCCCAGCTGCGGTTTGGTGGCGTTCCGCGGCCGAGAGGCTCCAGCGAATCCCGAAAGCTGCGGCGCGACTGGCGCACGCTGATCAAGCTTGCAGAAACTCCCATTGCATCGCGTGCCATTACCCTCATCACGGACAAGGTGAAGGCGCTGGAATACAGCATCGAGCCGTCGCCCGAACACATCGACGACAGCGTGGACTATTCCAAACAGATCGATACCGTGCGCCGCGTGCTCGACAATCCGAACATCGACGATGGCGACTGGCCCACGTTTGTCGGGCAGATTGTCGAGGATCAGCTGACGTTCGACATGGGTGTCTTTGAATACGTGGAAAAACCCACGCCGGCGCCGGTACCGAACGACATTCTGGCGCTGATCCCGATTCCCGGCTGGTGTCTGGAGCGCACCGAACTCTGGGCCGGCGATCCCACAAAGCCGCGCTGGGTCCAGCAGGGCGGCCCGAAACCTGTCCCGCTGCTGGATTCCCAGATTGAAGCGATCATCATGCGCCGGCGCTCGTCGACGGCCTATGGCGTGTCCCCACTCGAAGTCGCGCTGAGCACTATGGACGCCTACTTGAAGCTGTCCAACTATCAGGCCAACGTCGCTTCCGATGCTTACCCTGCGTTTTTGGTTTCCCTGGGAGAGGCCGCCGACCAGACGATGGTCGACCGGTTTCAGAATTACTGGGAATCGACGCTGACTGGCCGCGCCAAGCCCGGCATTTTCGGCGGCATGGGCAAGCCAGAAACGCTGCAGCTGAAGGCGCTCGACGACGACGGGATGTATCTCAAGTACTGGGAAATCCTGATCCGCGTGTTTGCGTTTTCGTTCCGGCTCAAGGCTCAGGATTTCAATATCGAGCGCGATGTGAACCGCAGCCAGGGTGAGGTCAGCCAGGCGGCCAGCATCGAAGAGTCGGTCCGGCCCTACGGTATCGCGCTGGCCAACCGGATTACCGAGCGTGTGATTCCCCGCATTGCCAAACTCGCCAATGATCCGAAGATTCTGGATCTGGTTTACACCTACACGAACATCGATCCCTGGGACGAGAAAGAACAGACCGACCTGGCCACCAAGCAGTGGCTCGCCGATGGCATCAGCCGCGGAGAATACCGCGCCGCCCTGGGATTTGCTCCGGCCGGTGATGGGACCGACGATATGAGCCACAGCGAGTTCGTGTCGCAGTACAAGGCCGTGCTGGGCGTGCCGCCGCCCGATGAGGGGGACGGTGATTCCGGATCCGCCTCCGCTTCCCGTTCTTTGGTATTAACCGCCGTCCGTAAAAAAAAACGGTAAAAACGATTGAAGAATACCAGCAGAAGCGGTCGGCCAAACTCCTCGCTTACGAGCGCGAGTTCGCAAAGAAGCTCAAGCCATTATTCCGAAAGCAGGGCCGTATGATTGCCGATCGCATTACCGGCCTGGAGGCCTCCCGGCAGATCGATTTCAACGATGGCCACTCGATCGACATTGCCGTGACTGAGGTGTTATCGGAGTCCCAGAAGGAATGGAACAAGCTGCTGCAGGTCAAAATCAAAGGCGCGATGAAGCTGACCGGCACGCAGAACAATGCCGGGCTGCACGACCTCGGCGTCAACATCGACCTGAAATTGTTCGATAAGCAGGCGACGGCGTTTGCCAAGTCCCGCGTTGCCAAAGTCTCCGACGATATCGCCGAGACCACACTGAAGCGCGTTTCGGTGCGCGTGGCCGAAGGCATCAAAAACGGCAACAGCATTGTCGAGACCGCGAAGGATATCCGCGACCTGTTCGACGAAATGAGCGTGTCGCGCTCGGAGTTGATTGCTCAGGTGGAAACCGGCATTGCCGCCAGTGGCGGCGACTACATCAATGCGAAGGCGACCGGTCTCGACCTCCAGAAGATCTGGTCGAACTCTCAGGATGAGAAGGTGCGGGAGTCGCATCAGATCCGGGAGGCGGTGGACATGGATGACACCTTCAGCAACGGACTCCTTTATCCCCTGGACCCCAATGGACCGATCGAAGAAATAGCGAACTGCTTTATCGGTGAGACTGAATTTGAATCGCCGGATGCTGCAGGCCTGTTCCGGCAGCTATATGTCGGTCAGGTGGTCACCATCCAAACGGCCAGCGGCGTAAAGCTCACCGGAACCCCGAATCACCCGGTACTGACGCTCTCCGGCTGGAAAGCCCTTGGACTCCTGAATGAAGGCGACCACGTGATCAGCGGCCGCTTCGATCAAGACCGGGTGTCTCTGCGAAATCCAAACGCCGATAAAGCTCCATCCGGATTTCATGATTTCTATCGCTCGGTTTCGGCGCTTCACGAAAGTCATCGGATTGCTAATCAGAACGTAAATTTCTACGGCGACCGGGGCGCAGGCGATATCGATTACATACGACTGGACCGGCTTCTGCGGAACGCAGGCAATGCCGCGCTCACCGAGCCAGCCAATCATGTCCAGTTCTCCCCGACCGATCTTGCAATTCCTTGTAAGGGCCGTACGGATGAAATGCTGGCGGTTCCCGCGAACTGCAGCATGGGCGGCATCAGACCAACGGCTCCGCTCCTCAGCCGTAGAATTCGCCATTCTCTGAAGCATGCCTTCGCTTCTATTGCGGGGCGTGATGCGCGATTCGTGAAGTCGGCGGCCGATAACGTTTCTGGACGTATTCAAGGCCGCGGCGATCGCCTTGACCGATTCGCCACGCTTGAAACGCGCAACGATCTCGGCGGTATCAAATTTCAGTCGCCCGCCCGTTCGTTCGAAATCCCACTCTACGAGGCGCTTCGATATAAGGGGAATGCTGCAGCCGAAGCGCTCTGCCATTTGCTCAAGCGTGAGTCTGTCCTGACGGGCACGGACAAGATCGTCTCTGTCGAAAGAAGTGATTTTAGCGGTCATGTATTTACCCTCGAAACACGTAGAGGATATTACATCGCCAATGGTGTGGTCGTGAAGAATTGTCGCTGTACGGCGTTATATGTCCCCAGCGACGAGGTGGATCAATGGCTCTAGCTCAAGCTCTAACTCAGGAGAAACTCAATATGAAGCAGTTGGTTGAAGATAACGTCAAGGCCCTGGTCGACCATCCCGAAGATGTGCAAATCATGGAAATCGTCGGCGAGGAAAATACCATTTTCGAAGTGCGGACGCATAAGAACGACATCGGTAAGGTCATCGGCAAGCTCGGCAAAACCGCCGAAGCCCTGCGGCACATTCTCAACTGCTGCGGCATGAAATATCAGCGGCGGTTCCGTCTGGAGATCATTGAATGAAACAGCCGCCCGAAACCTCCGGCCACCTTCCGCTCCAAACGCTGCACTTCCTTCCGGACAATTTCGTTTCGTGAAATTCAATTTCAGCCGGTGCGTCAACTGCTCCGAGCCGCCGCGGTGCCTGTGTCCCAGTTGCCTGCGGATGCTCGCGATCGGTAGCGCGATCACATTGGGAATTTCTCTTTTGACGGGATGGATATTGAAATGAATGAAGGCCTCGAAGCTGTCGGCAAAGCGCTCTCGAAGAAAAACCTCAACAAAATGAAAGCCTGCGTTGCCGCGCACAAAGAAGCGATCGCGCTCCACCAAAAAGCCGTCGACGACATGGAAGCCATGATCGCCGAGCACGAATCGGCGGAAGCCGGCGCGGTGATTCGCATCACGAAATGATCGCGATTTGCCTGTGTTCCCGCGGCCTTGTCCACAGCCGAACCATGGAAGCCATCGAGGAAATGCGCCGGGCCACGGCCATCGAGACCCGGCTGCTACTCACCCACGATCAACCGATTCCCGGCGCGCAGAACGAAATCACCAGGCGGGCCTTGTCGCTGGGATGTGAATCGATTCTTTACATCGAGGAAGACATTGTTGTTCCGCGTGATTTGATTTCTCATGTACAATCGCCGCAATTGGTTCAGTGCGTCGACTATGCCTTGGAAGGTGGAGGCCGCTCGACAGCGCTGGACAAGGCGGGCCGCGTGTTATTTTGCGGCCTCGGTTGCACGCTCGTTGCTGCGCAGATCTTCCAAACGCTCCCCTTGCCTTGGTTCTCCACTCGAAGTTTCACGATTGATCGCGATGGCGTCCGTCAGCGGCTCGCGCCGTCTGCCGGAGAAACGCAATACGGTGGTCAGGATATTTCCTTCTGCTACGCGCTCCAGCAGGCAGGAATCGATATTCACCGCATTGACGGAATTGAAGTCGAGCATTTGAGGGTTCGCCACATGGGCCAAGCACACAGCAATCACGGCTGCCACACAGTGGAGGCACTCTAAGTGGCGTGCGCGCGCTGCAGAAATCCGGACTGGAATGGGCCGTATCCCAACTGCAAAGATTGTGTCAGTTGCAGCACCTGCCATGGATCCGGACGCGTTTTGAAGGAAGGCATCCCGGAAGCCTGCGGCCGCTGTAACGGGAAAGGCTGGCTGCCGAAAACGATCATCACTGGCGATAGCCTCCGGGCCGCCGCCCGCGCCATTCGCGTGCCAGTGACGATGAGTCTGCAGCTTGCCGACATCCCGCTGCAGCTGACGGCCGGCGCCAGCGACCTGACCAAACAGCCGTTTCTGGCGACAGTCACCTGTGCCGGCTATGTCAGCGATGGCTGTGTCGGTGGCACCGAGTTTATTAAGGATGACGCCGGAAAAGTCGTCGGCCCCTTGCGCGTATTGATTCCCGTTGAAGTGATGAATGCGCGCGTGGCTGGCCTGATCGGTAAGAGTGTCTTCGCCGCCCAGGGACTCGACAGTCACGACAATGCCGCGCAGATCGGCCAGTTTCTCGATTCCCGCAGTGAGCGGGTTCCCGGAACCGAAATCTATCAGGTCTACGCTTCGGGATTCCTGGATAAGAAATCCGACCCGGCGCTGATTGCCAAAATCATCGACCGGGCCCGCAGTGGCGAACTGGGGTTCAGTTACGACCTGAAGAATTTTAAAGCGCACCTGGATTCTGAAGTCGCTCCCGGCGAGACGATTCTCATTCTGGATGATTTCGAATGGCGCGGCGCAACCGCCCTTCGCCGGGAAGCCGCCGCCTATTTCTTTACCAATTTGGCCGCCAATAAGCTCGAGACTCCGCCGCCTCCCAATGCAGCATCCGCGGATCTCGAAAACCATCAACCCGCTCATGGCGCACCCAGCACACGCAGCACGCAGCCCGAGCTTTCCTTAAAAGGAAACACGATCATGAATGAAGAGCAATTGAAGGCTCTCATGGCGACCCTGCTGGCTCCGTTGACAGCCGGTATTGCGGAGGTGAAAACCACGCAACAGGCAGTCGGTGCCCGCCTGGACGCGCTGGAGGCCGCCGGCAAGAAAGCGCCGGAGAAGACCGAGGACGGCAAAAAGCCGGAAGTCGCACTGACGGCCGCCGATCTGACGAAAACCATCACCGAGGCTGTTACCGCTGCGGTAACGGCTGGCCTGAAGACTGCCGGAGTTGGCGCGGGAGCCGAAGAACAGAACGGAAAACGAAAAACGCTTTCCGGCGCAGAACTGATGAAGCTGTCGGCCGCCGATTTGGCAACCGTCAAACGGTGGGCGCCGGATTCCGTCGTCGGAGAAGAAACCACAATCGACGGCTTCAATATGGCCATCGCCCACATCAATGCTTCGACGACCGGGGATGAGCGCAAGCGTGCGCTTGATTCCATCGTCCCAATCAAGAAACGCCTGGAACGCGAACTGATGGGGGTGAACTAACAATGCATATCTCATCGATTCGCGCAATGTCGCATCAGAAGGCCGCTCTGCGGGCCGCCAATGTTCCGCCGAACATTTCGTATGGCGAGGGCTTCCTGATTCACGACGAGTATGAGCCAGTGATCTTCGACGACCTGAGGCGGGAGTATCCCGTCTGGGCAATGGTCAAGAAGGTCAAGGCCGTTGGCGACTGGACGGCCGGCTTTGTCCAGACCGGTTTCGGGGCCGCCCGGATGGTCGACAAGAACAACATCGACTATTCGGCGACTACGGCGACACGCTCCGCCCGCACACCGCGGGAAATCAAGGCGCTGACCTCCGACCGGGCGTTCGGAATCTACGGACGATCTGTCTATGCGCAACAGGGCCAGCAGTACGGCGATCTGACACAGCTGGATCTGAATGACATGGTCGTTGCCATGCGGAAGCTCTGGACCGACAAGTTCTACAACGGAACGTCGTCGGGCGATCCGCTGGACTTCGACGGATTGAAGATTCTCTGCGGCAGCGGTTCTTCGGTTTCAGCTTCGACGTCGGTCATCAAGGCTATCCGGGCGGCTGTGATCACGATGATCAACACCACAGCCAAGAACGTGCGTCCGACGCACATTCTGACCAATGCGATGGTCGCGGATTTCATCCGGCAAGAGCAGGAGATCATGGGTGAGAAGATGGTGTACATCCAGCCCAGCGATCCTCTGGTTCAGGGCGTGCCGGTGACCTATCTCGACACCGCGGCCGGCCGGTTGCCGGTGTTTTCCGATCCCTTCAATTCGGTAGTGGCCGGAACTCCGGATGCCTATCCGACGTTCATCGTCTCCATGGACAAGCTGCGCTGGGAATTCATTGAAGTTCTCGGTTCTGTGGGTCCGGAGCCGAAGGTGGTCGAATTCAAACAGGAAACCGACTTGAGCGAAAAGCACAAGGCGATCCAGTTTGGCGCTCTCGATGGGGATGCGTTTTCGGATCACACGGTGCGACTGAATATCGCCACGCGTACCACAGTCATCAACCCGACAGCCTAACCGCTGCCCAGTCGATGCAATCCGCGGGAGCCGTCCTTCACCGGGCGGCTTCCGCATTACTTTCCGAAGGAGATCTCTATGGCCCTGAAGCGCATCTACATGCCGGCGTACGAACTGGAATTGAATCTCGGCGGTGAAATCGTCCAGATGAAACGGGATCCTGACAATGAAGGCCGTCCCTATGTGGAGGTCACCGAACGCCAGGAACGCCTTCTGACCGGCGCCGTCGCCCATGTGGCGCAGCGGCCGGCCGTTCCACCGGCAGCCCCGCCTCCGCCCGCCGCTCTCGCGCCCGGACAATCCGTTGTTCTGAAATCGGGCGGCCCGGAAATGAAGATCGAGCGCATTGCCGAATGCCAGGCCCTGTGCGTCTGGGGCGATCAGCGACAGGAATTTGCGCTCGCCGATCTTGTTGCCGCCGCTCCCGAGCCCGTCCAAGTTTCAGCCGCGGGCACCGAAACCCATTCCCTGAACAGTGCGGACTCCAAAACTCTGGTTGCCGGCGTCAACGATGTGCCCACGCTCCAGGCCTTGCTGGCTGGAGAGAAAGCGCATCCGGAATTTCAGAACGGCCGCGTTGGCGTCATTGCCGCGATTGAAAACCGCATCAAGGAGTTGAATGGCTGACGTCGGCACCCTGGCCACCAATCTCGAATACGCCACCATGTGCGCGGGCTTTGCCGCAGCGGGCACATTCGGCGGCGGCAAGGTGGACCGGGAATCGATCGTCATTCGTGCCGTCGAAGCGCTGGTGAAGCGCGAATGCAACGCCACGGGCGAGGCGTTGACCATTGCCAACGAGGAATATTCCATCCCGCGTCCGGTGGTCCAGGACGACATCATTATCCGTCCGGTCCGGAGCCTCATGCTGCGCCGCGCGCCGTTGTCGGCATTTGCGTCCCTGCGCATTGTCACCGAACGCAGCCCGACCGATGGCAGTGTGACGGCCACCTCGACGGTTCCACCCAACGTGTACGCGGTGGAGCTGGCCACCGGCATCATCCGGATTCTCGATTGGATCCTGATCGAAGCGTGGCCGTATTACGGTTTCCCGGCCGGGACCATGAACATGCTGGCCAACTATTCCACCCTCGCGGCCGCATCGGGCGATCTCGATCTGATGCGGACGGTTTGCTTCATGGCGGCCGCCCGCATTTTCAACCAGTTCAAAAATAACCAGTGGAATGTGTCCTCGATCACGATGGACGGGATGTCCACTTCGTATCTGGACTGTCACTTAACCAAACAGGAGCTGGGCATGCTGCGCGGTCTCAAGCGTGGCGTGTTCCCGAGCGCCACGCGATGAGCGATTCCACTTCATCGGTCGGCATCGCGATTCTGGGCGCGATGAAAACGTGGGTCGCGAAATCGCGCCTGTACGTGGTCAACACCATCCGCGACAAGTTCCTCGCCGGGCAGGTCCTGAAGCGGCGCACCGGAACGCTGGTGCGCTCGATTGCCGACGAGGCCTCAGAAACCAACGACAGTTTTACCGTGGGCACGAGTGTCGTTTATGGCGTGGGCTGGGAGCTGGGATTCACACGCCCGGCGTTTACGGTCGTTCCGATTCGCGCCAAAGCCCTGCGGTTTGCGGTGGGCGGTGAATTCATTTTCCGCCGCCGCGCCAACATTCCCGCGAAAACGTTTGCCGCACGGCCGTTCATCCAGCCGGGGCTCGATCAGTCGGTGCCTTACATGACGGATACCGCGGAGAACGAATTCAGCAAAGCCATCGGCAACAGCTTTCAGGACCGGGTCATCCGGGTCACGAGAAGCTGATGGCAGAACGCAACGGACTGTTACGGCTCTACGGACAGATCGAGGACGTTCTCAATGGAATCGAGACGCTGCCCAAGATCGATCCGATTCCCTTGCCGCCCACGACATCGCCCATACCGGCGATGTATCTGATCTGGGATGACGAGGCGCTGGAGATCGTAGGTGGAGATCTGAAATGGATCGAGCCGTTCAATGCCCGGACGATGTTCAAGGTTTGGCTCTATGTGCCGGCCGAGCCGAACAAAAACATCGCCGTCACGCTGATTGAGAAAGCGCAGTTGATCAAGGACGCCATCAAGGCGGCCACCGCGAACGCGGAAGAGTGGAAAGGCAACGTGGTGAAGGTCGCGCCCAGCTATGGGATGGAAACGCGAGCCTACGGCGCCATCGAAGTCACGATCCTGTTCGGTGAATATCTGTAACGTTTGAGGAGGATGAAATCATGTCCGTTTTAAGAGCCAGAGAGATGCAATTCGCGTTCTCCTTGAACAAGCAGAGCGCCATCGGGACCGGAATCACCGCGTCCCAAATCAACAAAATGCTGCCCCAGCGGGGCTTCACCCCGAGCACACAGGAATTCCCCGATCAGGTCAGTGACCGGTCCTGGTATGGCAAGGGCCACAGCTTCGCCACGTTCAAAGACAACATCGACCAGCGCCTGGTGATTCCCTCGCGCGAGTATTCGATGACGCAACTTTCGGCGCTGTTTGCCGCGGCCAACGTGCTGGGAAGCCTCGCGTCCTCGCAGCCCAACAGCGCCAGTGCGCCGAGCGTCTATGACCATTCGTTCACGTTCCAGTCGCCGTCATCGAACCCGAACTGCATCAACACCAGCTTCATCGAAAAGATGGGCGGTGAATATCAGAACCTGATCAGCGGCGCGGTCATCAACAGCTACAGCGTCAAGGCCGAGCGTAACGATCATGTCGTTTTAGCCTGGGAAGGGTTCGCCCGGAAGATGGCCAGCAATGCCACATCCATGCCGTCGCTTGCGGCCTCGCAGTCGTTTTTCAAATTACTGAAGGCCGACATCCGGTTCGCCGCATCGGGTGGCTCCTACGCCACGCGCATCTCGACCGACGTGCTGTCCATGAGCTTCAACATCACCCAGAACGCCAAGGGCTGGTGGCTGCCCGGCGCCGCATCCGGAGAAGAGAACCTGCTGAGCAAGGCGCTGATTGGCGATCAGGCGGCCAGCGGTTCGCTGGTGTGCTTCATCGACAGCGCCCGGCGTAACCTGTTTTTAAACGATACCGAATGCGAGCTGCGTGTGACTTTCGTGGGCGATCAGATTGGATCGACCGGTTATTACAACCAGGTCCAGCTGACGTTCCCGCATGTGAAGATTTCCGCCGAAGCGTTTTCGGAAATCGACATGCAGACCGCCTATACCTTCACGCTCTCCGAAGACACGATCCTGAAAGGTGTTTCCGATCCGTACCTGACCTGGGCGGTGCGCTGCGCGGTGGATACCTCTGAATTGCTGGTGGCCGCGTAAATGGAGATCCTGCGCGATCGGGCCGGTGCGGCTGGAGGGCCTCCTTCGCTGGCCGTGCTGCGCCCGACGCGCGGGCTGGAGTTTTCGGAGTCTGCGGACTCGATCGATTTCGCATTGTCGGTTGCGATCGATAGCGAGTGCATTCAGTCCCGCGTGCGGCAATTCCGGCAATGGGAGTTGCCGATTCCCGACAGCTTCAATGTGCTGGTTCGGGAGTTCCTGCAATCGCCGATCGATTACGCCTGGATTCTCGAAGAGGATGTTGTGGCGCCCCTCGACGCCATTCCGCAAATGCTGGCCATGGACGCCGACGTTGCCGCGATCAACTACAACCTGAAAGTGGGCGGGCCGAACCGGAACTCGGAAATCCGGACACTAGATGGCGAACTGCACACGCTGGGCACCGGCTGCATGTTAATTAAGCGGTCCGTTTTTGAGGTTCTACCGGACCCGTGGTTCCGCACGGATCTGGCCCCCGGCATGCGTCATCCGGGCAGCGCGACACCGAAGCCGTTTCTCGATTTGGTTCCTAACAGTTTCGAGTATGGCGGGCACGACGGGTTCTTCACGCTCTCGGCGATTCGCGCCGGCTTGAAAGTGGTCTCGGTGCCGGACCGGCGGTGTGCGCATCTGCGGCTGGATGCGGCAGGCGCGGTCAATTCCAATCAGGGTTGTCATGTCATTTCGCGGGTGGAGTAAATGGACCCGAGAACGAATCTGGCCTACTCGACGGTTCTCGCCGCACCGAGCCCTGCCTTATCGGGACTGAGCCTCACCCTGCAGTCCGGGCATGGGGCCCGGTTTCCTCTCGCCGTACTTGCCGATCCGTCCACCTGGTACAACTTGATTGTCTGGCCAGCTGCCGATTCGTTTCCGCTGAACGGAAGCGCGGAAATTGTCCGGGTGTCGAATCGCGCCGGCGATGTCCTGACGCTCGATGCCAGGGCGCAAGAAGGTACCGCCGCGCTGGCGATTGGCGCCAATGACAACATTGCCCGGGCGGCCACAGCCAAAGATTTCGACGACATTGAAAGCGCATTCGATTCCGAAAGCGCCGCCCGCGAATCCCTGAGCGCTGCAGTTTCCGTGCTTGCCGCCGAAACCGCAGGATTGGGACAGGCGGCATCGAATGAAACCAGCGCGCGAGTAGCCGGCGACGATGCCTTGAGCGCCGCCGTTTCAGTTCTGTCAGAGAGCATTGCCGCAGAATCCGCGTCGCGCGCGTCGGTGGACGTGCAGCTGGCCAGCGGGATCTCGGCCGTCTCCCAGCAGTTGAGCGTCGAATCCGCCGCCCGCACATCAGTGGATGGCGTCTTTACCGCCGCGATCGCGCTGGCCTCCAATGCCATCAGCGCGATCGCCGTGGGGCTGGCGCTGGTGTCCGGTCTCGTATCGACCGAAGCCGTCGCCCGGCAGGGGCAGGTGGACGCGGTATCCCAGTCCGCTTCGGTGATCTCCCAGGCGCTTTCCAATGAAACGTCCAATCGCAGTTCCGCGGTCAACCGCGTTTCCGGTGCGCTGTCGAACGAGCAGTCGGTTCGAGTGGCAGCCGTGGACTCCCTGTCGCAAAGTGCTTCCGTTATCAGCCAGGCCCTCAGCAACGAAACGTCGAACCGCGGCTCGGCCATCGGGCAGGTATCGAACACGCTCAGCAATCTGGCTTCTGCGCACGACGTCCTGAGTAACCGCGTTTCCGCCAACAGCGCCGCCGGTGGCGGCTCCGGGAGTGTCACCAGCACCGAACTCTCGAACGTCAAAAGCGTTGCCGATGCGGCAAGTAATGCTGCCAGTGTGGTCAGCCAGGGACTCAGCGTAGAAACCGCAGCGCGGATTGCTAAGAACGACCTGCTGTCGAACGCCACGTCCGTGCTGTCGCAGCAAGCCTCGGTTCTCAGCCAGGCGGCGTCCATTCTAAGCGGCGCACTTTCCAATGAAATCTCGGTCCGAACCTCAGCCGTCAACGCGGTCAGTCAAGCAGCATCCGTTTTATCGCAAGGCCTGAGTAACGAAACCAGCAATCGCACCTCGGCTGATGCCGCGCTGTCCAATTCACTGTCCGCGCTGGCGGCCTCACATAATACGCTGTCGAACACGGTCAGCAATCTGGTATCGGCCGGTGGCGGAAGCGGCAGCGTGACGAGCAATGAACTCTCGGCGGTGTCGGCGAAAGCGGCCTCGGCGATCAACGTCGTCAGCAATGCCGCGTCGATTATTTCCCAGGCCCTGAGCGTGGAATCGGCCGCCCGGGTGGCGAAAGATGACACTCTGTCGCAGGGGATTTCGGTGCTTTCCCAGCAGGTGTCCACGCTGAGCCAGGCGCTCTCGCTACTGTCTCAGGGCCTCTCGAACGAGGCATCGAATCGCGCGTCTGCGGTGAACGTGGTGAGCCAGGCGGCCTCGGTGCTGAGTCAACAGGCTTCCACTTTGAGCCAGGGTGTGTCGGTGGCGTCGCAGGGCCTTTCGAATGAGATCTCCAATCGGCAGTCCGCGCACAACGCGCTTTCCAATTCCGTATCGATCTTGAGCCAGCAGGTATCCCTGCTATCCCAGGCGGTCAGTGTGGCCTCGCAATCGGTTTCTGTTGCCGCCAACGCGCTCAGCAACGAAACCAGTAACCGGATATCGGGCGTCAACGCCGCCAGCAACGCGGCAAGCATTGTGAGCCAGGCCGTGTCGATCGTCTCGACGGCGGCATCGAATGCCCTCTCGGTAGCGAACGCGGCTTCAAGCGCAGCATCCATCGTGTCTCAGGCGTTAAGCGTTGAGACCGCGGCGCGAATTTCAAAAGATGACACCCTAAGTCAAGCGGCATCGGTCCTGAGCCAGCAGATCAGCGTCTTGACGGCTCAGGTCTCCAATCTCACTTCAGCGCACAATGTGCTTTCGAATCGAGTCTCGGCAAACAGCGCGGTCGCGGCCGGGACGGGATCCGTGACGAGCGATGAGCTGTCCGCGGTCAGCGCCCAGGCGAAAAGCGCGATTGACGTGGTGAGTAATGCGCTGTCGAATGAAACCTCGAACCGGGTGTCGGCAGCAGCGGCGCTGCTGAATTCGGTTTCCATCCTGAGCCAGCAGATTTCGGTTCTCTCTCAAGGTGTGTCCGTGGTCAGCAATGCCTTGAGCAATGAGACGAGCAATCGAATTTCGGGAGTCAATGCCGCATCGAACGCCGCCTCGATCGTCAGTAATGCCCTGAGCGCAGAAACAGCGAACCGTGTTTCTGCCGTGAACGCATTATCTCAAGGGCTGTCTGTCATCAGCCAGCAGGCGAGCGTGATTTCCACCGTTCTCAGCAACGAAGCGAGCGTCCGCGCCTCGGCTGTTAATGCCGTATCCCAGGACGTTTCTGTGCTCAGCCAACAGGTATCGGTACTTTCTGCCGTGGTCAAGGGGCCAATCACAAGAGTTCTCGCATCGCCGGTGGTGATTTCGGCGACGTCGCTGACCAATATTGCGGGACTGAGCGCTGCCGTGGTGGCGGGCGGCATCTATCAGCTACAGGCATTTCTCTACACGCTGCGCGGTGCGGCGGCCCAGCCTTATGGGTTCGGGCTGACCTTCCCGGCTATGGTTCGGGCGCGCGGCAAGGTTTATGCCTCGGGTTCGGCTCTCCAGGGATTCCAGACCATTTCCGTAGTCGGCCAGCACGTTCCCTTCGACGGAGACGCGGCGTCGGGCTCGGTGATTGTGTCGACGATTTCCGCAACCCAGATCAGCGCGTTTGTGACCTATACCGGATTGTTTGTGGTCAGCACCACGGGCGTCATTCAGCTGCAGGCCAAAGCCAGCACCACCACGGCGGCGATCACCATTGAAGCCGGGTCCTACATTCAGGTGTTTAAAATCGCATGATCCAGTACTACAAGGACAGCTTCCCGCAGGCCGACGAGAATCCGCTATCGAGCGGCGGCAAGTGGAGCGTGGGCACCACCGGAGTCCCCCTGAAGGTGGTGGGCAACAAGGTCCGGTCCTCAGCTCTGGTGAACCCGGGCCCCTACAACACCGGAATCTTCGGCGGATTCACGCCAACGCCGGATCAGATGGTGAGCTGCCGACTGGCCACGCTCAATCCGGCAAACCCTGGCGTGACTTCGGTGATTCTGTTCCTGCGTGCGGATGTGGCCGGCAACAACGGCTACGAAATATTTTTCGTCATGAATGCCAGTGGCAGCAGTCAGCGCGCCGAGATGTGGGCGCTGGTCGCCGGCGTGGAAACGGCGATCAATACCCCACCGACGATCACGATGACTGTCGGCGATATCTATACAGCCGTCGCCATCGGCAGCAGTATTTTCGTTTATCAGAATGGCGTCCTGATCACCAAAGCCACGGACACCAATATTGCCAGCGGCAAAGGACAGGTGGGCCTCATGGTGCAGCCGCCGGGCGCAATCGGCGACGTGGAAATCACCGACGTCATCGTTCGCGACTATACCGGCGTGGGAAGGATCGATTTATGGGCGTGATGGAGCCCCGGACGCTTCACATCGATGAACAACTGAAAGTCGAATACTGCATTCCGCTCTGGCTTCGGGACGAACAGGTCCGGCTCTCGACCGCTCGCGTGCGCGGGCGGATCCAGGAAGGCCGGCTGCAATCGCAGCCGGCGGCGATCGTCTGCTACGGGCCGAGCCTCAATGAAACCTGGGAAGAGATCCGGTCCTATAAAACCATTATCAGCTGCTCGGGCAGCCACAAATTCCTGATCGATCGCGGCATCATTCCCACGCATCACGTCGAGGTCGATCCGCGGGAACACAAGGTGGCGCTACTGGGACTGCCGCACGCGGGCGTGGAATACCTGATTGCCTCGGCCTGTCATCCCAAGCTGTTTGATCACCTGGAAGGCTTTGACGTCCGGCTCTGGCACGTGTTCACCAACGAGCTTGAGCTGCTGCGCCTGCAGCCACGCGGCGAATGGGCAATCACCGGCGGATCCAATGTTGGCTTGCGCGCCATGACCATCGCCCGTTTTCTCGGCTACACCAATTTGCATGTCTTTGGAATGGACGGCTGCGAGGGGCCGTTCGGCAAGCACGCGGCGGCGCATCCGAACCAGCCGCAGGATTTCAGCGTCATCGACTACGAGGGGGTGTCCTACCGCACCACAACGGCCATGCTGCAGTGCGCGAAAGAGACCTGGCACGAACTGGATCAGCTGCCGGATGTGACCGCCACGTTCCACGGTGAAGGCCTGGTCCAGGCGATGGCCAAACGCTATGTCCGGAAAACCCATAAGAACGGGATGCCGGCGATGGCATCGAAGAAACCCGAACTGCTGTCGGTGGAATACCGCTCGATGAACGAGCAGTTGCACCGCGAGAATCTGGCTTATGGCGTGGGCGGCGCGCGGCACGCAGCGATCGTAATTCATTTTTCAGAACTCCTGAAAACCAAGAACATTCTCGACTACGGCTGCGGTAAGGGGCATCTCGGTAAAAACATCCCCTGGGCAATCGCGGAATACGACCCGGCGATTCCCGGCAAGACCGAGTGTCCAAAGCCCGCCGATATCGTCGTCTGTACGGACGTGCTCGAACACATCGAGCCGGAATTCATCGATCTGGTGTTGGACGATTTGCGCCGGTGCGTCCTCAAGGCCGGCTACTTCACCATCAGCATGCGCCCGGCACAGAAGACGCTGCCGGACGGCCGCAACACCCATCTGATCCAGAAGTGCCGGGAGTGGTGGGAAACCAAACTCGAACGCCATTTTCAGATCCGGAAAATTGTCGAAGCCGGGAGCGAGCTTCGCGTCGTCGTCGGTCCGAAACCCAAACGCAAATAAGGAGAATCCGCCATGGCTAATAATCCACAGAAACAGAACAAGCAACTCTATGTCCGCCGCGTCGATGAAATCCGGGTCAAGATCGCCGAGATCCGAAAGACCATCACGGCCACCGCAGACGCAGCCGAAAAGGCGGTCCTGCAATCGCAGGTTGAAGCCCTGAAGACCGAGGTGCGCAGCCTCAAGGAGAAGATGTTTGCCGGCGTCCCATTTTCAGTCGATACCGAAGATTCGAAAGCCGGGTCCGGCTCCGGAGAGGCTGCCTGATTTCAGCCATGAATCGCGTGTACATCGGCTGGGATCCGGACGAGCAGGACGCGGTGCGCGTGGCGACGGCATCGCTGCGCCGGCACGCCACCGCTCCCGTCGATATCCGGTGGATCTCCCGGCATCATCTGGCGCACCAGCTTTATACGAGAGCGACCAGCGTTCGTGATGGCCGAGCCTGGGACGATATCTCTCAGGCGCCGATGAGCACCGCACATGCGATTGCGCGCTTCTTCATCCCGCAGATTGATGATTGCCCCTGGGTGCTGTTCGTGGATGGAGACGTGTTGTTTCGCGCCGACATTCAGCAGCTGTTCGCGCTGGCGGATCATCAGTTTGCCGTCATGGCGGTTCCCCATCATTACGAGCCGGCGGCGGCAGTGAAGAAAGGCGTCCATGTTCAGACCGCGTATCCGCGCAAAAACTGGAGCAGCGTCCTGCTCTGGAATCTGTCTCACCCGTCACATCAGCGGCTGACACTCGACTTGCTGAATTTGTTACCCGGCCGGGATCTGCACCGGTTTTGCTGGCTGCCGGACCATGAAATCGGATTTCTGCCGGAAGCCTGGAACTGGCTGTCCGGCCATTCGAATCCGGACATCGATCCCGCGCTGGTGCATTTCACTGAAGGCCTGCCCGGCATTGGGCCGCCGCAGACTTACGACGCCGAATGGCGAAGCTATCTGGATTGAGGGAGCGATGTTTGGAGGAGCACCGATCGGGCGATTCTCTTTGGGGCAGACGCCGGCCGTCGTCGAAGATCTCGGCGACAACATTACCCATGTGGCCGCGCGCCTCACGTCCTACTTCCTGCCGGATATGGTTTACCGCTCGACCGTCGATGCCCGCGATCTCGGGAGCGCCATGCCGGCGGCCATGGTCCGGTCGGGCCACAACGCAGCAATCGAGCGCTCGAGTATTCCCGCGGCGCTTGTCCGAACCGTTGGAAAGGTGGAGTGAATGAGCCTGACGCTGGATTCCATTATCGAAAGCATTGACGAGCCCGTCATCGTTCAGTTGAAAAACCGCGCGTTTGATTCCTTTGACGATCCGGCGCCGTTTGACGCCACCGGGAAAACCATTTCCCTGGAATTGTGCGGCTGCGACGGTGTGGCCGTCGTGACCAGCGGCAAGGTCGTCTGGGAAGACGAGGCGCTCAGTAAGGCGCGATTCAATCGCGACGCCGACGATCTCTCAGCCGATCTTTCCCCGTATCGTGCGCGCTGGTTTGTCGCCGATGGAGACGGCACGCATCCCTACCCCTCGACGTCGGCGCCGGACATCTGGGTTGTGGTCAAAGCGGTATGAGCATTGACGTGGTGACGGTGGTCTATAACGAAAAAACCCACGACCAGGCCGAAGCGCTGCGTCCGATTCTCGCGGCGGATCCCTGCATTGGCAATTTCATCGTCATCGACAACCGCATCGACAATCGTGGTTTCGCCAAGGCCTGCAACCTGGGCGCGCTGCAAGCCCGCGCCGACATTCTCGGATTCATCAACCCGGATGCCGTCGTCAGCGGATCGCTGGAGGCGGTGGAGCGGTGCTTTGCCGGACTGCCGAAGACGATGGTGTGCGGCGAAAGCTTTGGGAAAAACCGCGAAATTATTGAGCTGTGGGGCCTGAAGAACTGGGTCTGTGGGGCCGCGATGTTCGTCCGGCGGGAATGGTTCGAGCGCCTGGACATGTTCGATTGCCGGTTCCACTGGAGCTTCGAGGAAACCGACTTCGAGTTACGAACAGAAAATGCTGGCTTCGACGTGACGCCGGTCTCCCTGCCAATCACGCATCAGAGCCCGGAAGACGACACGGTCGAGGTGATTGTTTACAAGACCTATTGGCTTAATCGCGGCTGGGCGCTTTACAAAGAAAAGTATGGCATCTGCTTCTGAGACCACCGCCGTGCTCATCTGTACATTCGGCGACCGTTCCATATGGAATGAGTTTGCCCGGCGCGCTGTGGGTTCGCTGCAAACCCAGACTCACCAGCCCGACGAAATACTGCGCATTCACCGCGGCACGCTTCAGGAATCCCGTAACGCGGCAGCCGCCATGACCGAATGCGACTGGCTATGCTTCCTGGACGGCGATGACGAGCTGGAGCCGGAATATATCGAGGGGATGCTGGAGGCTACCGGAGACATTCGGCGGCCCCGGGTGCGCGTGCTCTCGGAAGGCCCAAACGAAACGCCGATGCCGGAACCATTCGAGATCGAACCGCGGCCACTCCTGACCGGCAACTACATTGTCGTCGGCGCGTTCATCCGGCGAGAGTTGTTCCTGAGGCTGGGCGGCTTTGACGACTGGAGAATCTGCGAGGACTGGGCTTTCTATTTGAAATCGTGGACAGCCGGCGCCTCGATCGGCTTTGCGCCGCGCTCGATCTACCGCCAGAACTGGCGCCCCCAATCGAGAAACCAGCTGGAACATCGCCAATATCAGGAGATCTGTGGTCAAATTCGCGATCGCTACACGCCGCTCGCGCAGAAAGCAGGATTGATTTGAGCAATGTGGGCAAGTGGGACAAATACCATGAAACCGTTTTCCCGTATGGCGTGACCACCACCTATCACATGGGCGCGGTCTGGCTGGCGGACCAAACGTTCATCGAGGAGTGGGGTTGCGGACCTGGATGGTTTAAGGGGCTGCTGCCACGCGGAATCCAGTACCGTGGCATCGATGGATCGAAAAGCCCGAACGTCGATGCGATTGTCGATCTGGAAACCTACCGATCGGATGTGCCGGCACTTTTTATCCGCCATGTTTTTGAGCATAACTACGAATGGAAGGCCATCCTCCAGAACGCGCTGGCCTCGTTCCGCAATAAATTATTCATCGTTTTATTCACTCCGTTGCATGATGGTCCGACCCGGGACATCCGGATTCACTTCAATCACGCGGAGGTACCCGACCTGTCGTTCAACGAGACTGAATTCACCGATATCATTCGCGCCGCCGGATGCGCGTTCACCAAAGAAGTCATCCGCCACGGCGCCGGGGAAATCGAGCACGGCATTGAAATTGTCCTGAAGGTCACGCGGTGAGCTACGATCAGGCCTTCTACAACAGCATTCGTCCGGGCTGTCAGGCTGCGGCAGCGCAGGTGATTCCCTGGCTGATGGACCTATTCAACCCGCAATCCATTATCGATATTGGCTGTGGCGAGGGTCACTTTCTCGCCGAAGCCAAACGCTGCGGCGCCGCCGAAGTGTACGGTGTGGACGGGCACGAATGGGCGGACCGGCGCATGGAGATCGCGGTCGGTGAGTACAGGCGCCACAACTTCGAATCGTCCCGTTACATCGCCGGGAAAATGCGCGAGTTGGCGATCTGCCTGGAAGTGGCTGAGCACCTGAGCGCGGCCGCTGCAGAGCGGCTGGTTGCCGACCTGTGCAACATGGCGCCGATGGTCTTGTTCTCCGCGGCGATCCCCGGCCAGGGCGGCGAAGGGCATCAGACGGAAAAATGGCAGTCCTGGTGGGCCGAGCGTTTCTATCAGCGGAAATTCTGGGCGCATCCGTTTATTCAATCCAAGTTCTGGGATGTGGCCGCGATTCCGCCCTGGTACCGCCAGAACTGGATGCTCTACATTCGTGAAGACATCACGGCGGATATTACGCTGCCGCCACAGTTCGAGCGTCAGTTCGTCGCTGATCGTGTGCACCCGGATATCTTCCGGGCCAAAGACCGTCACATTGCCATGCTGGTTCTTACCGATGGGCGGCGGCAGTGCATGGAGCGGACGATGGCTTCCTTTGCCAGCGTGCGGGCCCGCTGCAATTCCCATGTCATGGTCGACGACTCGCAGAGCCCGGAGTATGCCGCATGGCTGGACGCGGCGTTTCCGGAGTTTACGATCTTCCACAGTCAGGGGCGCCTGGGTTTCGCCGGCGCGATTCAAAAGGGCTGGGCGCTGATTCCGCCGCACGCGGAATATATCGTTCACTGCGAAGACGATTTTCTGCTCAATCAGCCGTGGGACTTGAACGAAACGTTTAACCTGCTGGAGAGCCATCCGGACCTTGCGCAGGTGTGCTTGCGCCGCCAGCCGTGGGGCGCGGAGCCAGCGGATGGTGGGTTCATTGCGCAGTGGCCCGACCTTTATAAGGACGAGTCCTGGGGCGGGGTAGATTACCTGACGCACCGGGCGTTCTTTTCGACGAATCCCAGTATGTATCCCATCCGCATCGCGAGAATGGGCTGGCCGGAAGCTCCGGGATCAGAGGGGAAGTTTGGGCCGCGGTTGTGGGATCAGGGCTACCGGTGTGCGTTTCTGGGGAAGCGAAGCGACGGGCCTCGGGTTACACATATCGGAATCGAAAGGACTGGAAGTGGATATTAGCCTGCCCAGAATCATTCATTTGATTTTCCATCGAAGGATGCGCCTGTTCTACTGCTCATACTGTCCCGGAATTCGAAATCGAAAATCATGGCCGCCGGTTAAAGCTCCAAATCCTCCTCCACCGCCGAGGTTTGGCAACGACCGGATACCGGCCCCACCGCTATATCTGAAGCCAGCGCCGCCTCCGGCGCCGCCCATGACAATCCGATGATGAAAACCGTCATCCTCGTTCCCCGCCGCAAAGACAGCGGCCGCCGTGATCGCCTCTGGGGATTCTGCCGCGATTGGTGGGAACACTACTTTCCAGACCTCGAGATTTTCGAAGGTCACCACAACATCGGGGGATTCTCCCGTGCCGAAGCGGTCAATGACGCGGCGCGCGATGCTGGCAACTGGGAACTCTGCCTGATCATCGATTCTGACGTGATCATGCAAGGCGTGCTGCAGGTCCGGCAAGGCCTCCAGATCGCGGCAGACACGGGCAGAATGGTCTATTGTCACGACTGGCGCTATGCCTTAAACGGCGCGGCAACCGATGCGCTGCTGGCTGGCACGCTGCGGCTTCCGGAGAAACCGGCCGACGACTTACTCGAACCTCCGTATGGTTCCTATGGCCCGACATTTTCAAATTGCCAGGCGTTCCGGCGAGACCTATTCGATGAGATCGGGTGGCTGGACGAGCGCCTGTACTACTGGGGCGTAGATGATTGGGCCCTTAGAATAGCCCCGCAAACATTGCGCGGCGCGAACGAGCGCGTCCATGGGAATGTGTACCACCTGTTTCATCCGCGCTCGCACGAAACCGAAGAGGGCAATCCGAATCACGACCGAAACGTCCAGCTTGGGAAGCGTTACATGTCGATGGATGGTAACGTTGAAGGAATGCGGACGCTGATCAAGGAATGGACCGACCTGCGAGACTCAGGATGGAAAGCGCAGCGCGCCGTCAAATCAATCGAGAAATAACGGAGAACCCAGTAATGACA